CCCACACCTCCGGAAACTGATAGAGTCGAGGCACCGCGCAGTTTCCCCCGGCATAGAGGTCGGCTTTCATGATGAGGTCGATGATATAAAGATACCTCCGCAAAATGTCCGTTGTCCTGAAATGGGTTTCGACGAAATCCCTCCCGGCCATGGCAATGTGATCCCTGAGTCCCGGGGAAAGGACAAGGGTCTTGAGCCTCGCCTTGAGGGTCTTTTCGTCCACGATGACGGCCGGCTGTTTCGGAAAGAGCGAAAGGATGAAAGGATCCAGGGCACAGAGAACCGGCTGCCCCATCCACATCGACTCAATTCCCGATATGCCCCACCCCTGGTGAAGGGAGGTGAAGCAGATCTGGCCCTTCGACTTCTCCGCAACGGCCTCGGCATTCGGCTTGCCCTGGATGACAAGGGGCTTCACCATGATCCCCTCGGCCTGGATGACCTTCAGCGCGTTCATAAGGACATCGTATCTCTTGATCCCGGAAGTCCCGGATCCGCACGTGACCACGACCTCCTCCACGTTCTGCTTCGCCCAAGGGATCTCATCCGGGGCCATATCCCCGAACCGCGTGAAGTAGGACCCCAGGTGGAAGAAGCCGGAAAGCTGCGAACACATCGTCCAGTCCGTCGAGGTGATGGCCTTGACCCCGGTCTGCTCGTGCCACTTCCGGATTACCGGCCCGTTCATCCGCAGCTCGGAGCCGTAATACTTGATGACGCAGTTCCTCTGAGTGAGGACCCCGTTCCACTCGACCCCGGGCCATTCCAGGATAGCCCTTCCAAAGTGGAAGAAGTCGGCGGCCTTGACAATCTCCATGGCCTCCTCCACAGCTTTCTGATCAATCAGGGCGCCCCTCTCCCTCGTGAGGAGGACGTCCCGGTCATATTCCATGTAGTCTCCATGGCCGATGATGCACCTTGCCCTGTGAGGGGAATACTTATTGATCGCCCTCATCAAGTGCGTCGGCTGACCGGCGATGTTGAAATCGGAAATGATCGCAATGTTCATCCCGTCCTTCGGCGCCGACCCCGGCCTGATCTCCTTTTCAAACGGATTCATTTCGCTCCTTTCTTCAGCAGGGCAACGACGACATCCAGGATCCCCAGGACAATCATCGAGCCGCAACAGACACAGGTGATGTAAAACAGGGCCTCAGGCCAGGTCATTTCCCGGCCTCCTTGAACCGCTTCACCCCGTTTCGCACGAGGATTGTTTTCAGAAGCCCGTCCCAGGTCTGGCAGTAAAGCATCCGGATACCCGGAAGGATGCAATGGCCGCCGATCTTCCCCTCCGGAGGCTCGAGGACCGGCCGGCAGTATTCCGCGGTCCCCCTCCTCAGGTTGATCCCGTTGTATCCGTGGTCGTATGCCATGACCTCCTTCCAGGGAAGGCCGATCTCGTCGGCGGTCTCCTTCGACGTCCGGGCGAATTCGATGCAGAGCCCGTAATAGGCAAGGGATCTCAGCTTCAGGAATTCCGTCCAGTCCGGTTTCTCCAGGACATCAAACCTCAGGCCGCACTCCCGGAGAAACTGCTCGATGACCGGATCCGGCCCGCCCAGGACATTGTCCGGATTGCACTTCATGTCCCCGTCGATCCCCGGGTGCCTTCCCTCAACCGGGAAATGCGAGGCCCCGAGGACCCCGCACGTCCCGATCGGCACAGTGGAGAAAATGAGGACTCTGTCTGTTTTCGCCATGTCCTTGTATCCCCTGACCGCCTGCCTGAATTTCTCGCTCCAGGGAAAAGCGACGAGGACAAGATCCTTTTTGTCGGGACACTTCTTCAGGGGATGGCCCTGCCCCGGATCCACGACCACGACCTGATGATGAGGCGCCACGAGGCGGTAAATCGCCTGGCCAACCTCCCCGTATCCCGCAAGCAATGCCTTCAACCCCTTCCCTCCTTTTATCCACAATAAAAATGCATAAACGCAGCAACCGCAAAAAACAAAACCGCCCCCGCAAAAAGAAAAATGGCCGCCTTTATTTCATCATCGACTTCCCACCACATCACCAGCCTCCTTCTCGAACCTGTCACTCAAAATGAGTTGCAGCGTGTTTATGACCTTGTGGACTTCGGCGTCCACCTCGCCGTCGTTGTTCCCCTTCTCGGCCATCTCCCGGAGCCTGGAGAGCATGACCTCGCACACCTCGTGAAAAGCCAGGACCTCGACAGAGAAACAAATGACCCCCTTGTGAAGGCAGATGGTGGCGGTATGCTGCGAGTGATCCGTGTAAGTCTCCGCGGACCCGTCCTTGACCTTCCGCCACTCGATGAGGAGATCCCAGGCCGCCAGGGAGAAAACGTCCTGCCACTTCCGGCAGTATCTCCTGAAATCCTCGAAGTCCCTGTCCGTGGTCTTATGCCTTGCCATGGCCTTTCCGCCTCATGCCGAGGATCTCGAACAACCTGCGGACCTGGTCGTATTGCCTTGTCTCCGCCCATGCCTCCACCTTCTTCAGCTTCCCCTCCAGGAAGGCAACCTCCTTCTCCAGCTCCCTGACCCTGTCCTTCTCCATGTCAAAAACACCCCGGCGAAATTGACATCAGATCGCCACCCTGCCGAAATAAACCCCATCCCCCACGAGGACCGCATCAGGAAAGTCCACCGGACAAAGCGCGGGGTATTCCGCAAGGTCCCTCTCCTCGATCATCTCCGTGTATTCGAGGATCTGGCCGTCCTTGCGCTTGAAATAAAAGCGGTCCCTGCCCATCTTGTCGAGGAGCTGTCTCTGTTTTCTCGAATACCAGAACCGGCCTCTCGGAACCCCTCCCGGGACATACCGCCTCGCCCTGGAAAGCTCCGTGTAAAGGTCCTTGTCAAACTTCTTCATGACACCCTCCTCTCACATTCTGACCCGGTTATTGACCCACCCGTCGAAGGCCCAGAGGTATTGATCCGGGTTATCCGTCGCCAGCCTGAAATACCTGTATCCCTGAAGGATGTTCAAAGTCTTGAGGACCGCGTTGCGGTGCCTCGTCCTGCTGAGCCGGTTCACGGTCCCGATCGTCACCGGCCCGACAACCCCGTCGACCACAATGCCCCGGTCATAGACCCGGAGGGTTTCCTGGAGGATCCTCGCGGCGATCCCCACCCCGCAGTTGACGGCCGTGTCAAACACCTCCTCGGCAATCTCCTGGTCCAGGACACAGTCAAGCCTCATGGTCACCCATTCGAAGTGATAATAAATATCCCTGGCCTGCTGGACCGCGAGATCCTCAATCCTCTCAACCCCCCTGATAACCCCCAGGGCGAGGGCCTGCCGGAACCTCCTCTCCGTGATCCCGTATTTCGTTTTCCCGCCCGTGTCCTTCGGGTGGTCGGAAAAGACACCCTCCACACCCAGGGTCTTTTTCACGGCAAGGTCGAAATCAGCCATTGATCACCTCCAGCCTTTCAGCCTCCTCCTTTTCCCGCTGCTTTTTCTTTTTCATAGCAATAGCGATGTTCCACTGCTCGACAGCGTCCCGGAGCTCAAGGAGTTTTGCCATCCAGGCATACCCCGCGAAATGCTGGTCCGTCGGGAATTCGACCTCCCAAAGTCCATGATCTTTCGTTTTCTTGTTCCACCTCGCCGGATTGTATTTCACGAGGGCAAGGGCCTGCTTCATCGGCCTGCCATCCTTCGACTTCTGATAGACGGCAGCGACCATGTGCTCGGAAAGGACCACAAAAAAGGAATATGCCCAGTCCTCCTTCGTGAACATCTCTTTCCGTTCGGGCAGATTGTGAAATGCCGCCCTGTCCTCAAGGGCATCCATCAACTTAACCTCGACCTCATCCGTCACTGCTCCACCTCCCCCCTGAGTTAGGGCTCCGGAGCAGAGGTCTCGGAGTTCTTCCGGACTTCCTTCTCGACTTCCGTGACGAACCTCCGGATGTGCTCGAGCCTCGACCCCGGAATCGGGTTCATCCACTCCTTCAGGTCAACCTGGTTGATGAAATTATTATTGCCATCGAAAGAGACAACGGACTCGACCCACACCTTGTCACTGCCCGGATAAATGCCGAGCCTCGCCATCGAGTGACACTCCACAGGGCAAGCCCTGTGGCTTCTGCTTAGTTTTCTAAGCATTCTTTTTCTTGCTTCAACGACGGTTCTAACGAACCATCTCCACAAGCGTTAATTCCGCTGTGCCCCAGCGTATTTATTCCTATATTTCTAATATTTAGAGATGCATTTAAATCTCTATCTATAGAAATAACCGCCGTCACTCTGGTATCTGACCCAGACGGCCCAGACGGACCCGTCCCCGGATCTCCTGATAGTATCCTTGTCGATCTGTATATTCCCTCCGATCTCGACCCAGTTCACGGCCCACGCGGAAGAAGCCAGGACAGGAAGGATCAGGACCAGGACAGCCGCAATCAGTATCTTTCTCATTTTTCTCCTCCTCAAAATTGTCGAGACATGCACAGAAGATCGACAGATCATCGACATACTATGTGCGATTGTCTTAAAACCTGCAGAATGGTTTCCAGCTCCCACGGCCTTTTCACCCGGGCAAGAGCGTCTATGCCCCGGTTGTAAGGGTAATCAATCAGGACGATCCGGTCATAGGCCTCCCTCGGGAATTTCGGATAGTCCTCGACCAGGAATCCGCGCTCGAGGTATTTGAGCTTCCCCTCCATGGAATCGACAAAGGTCAGCGTGTATTTCCCGGGAATGTTTCTCGCGACCCACTCGACAGTATTCGGCCTCCAGGAAGGCGCCTGATAGGTAACGATGTCGATGGGCCCGTTGCCGGTGATGACGTCGAAGTATTTTGTCCTGGGGGCCTCGAGCAGGACCTCCAGCCGGTCGTCGATGTATCCGCAGAAAGTCTGCCCGTTCGGGGCCAGGTCGTCCCAGGTCTTTAGTTTCATCCCGCCGATCCCGTCGGCAAGGGATCTCAGGACGCCGTCAAGGTCGAAATAGATTTTATTTTTCATCAAGCTCCTCGAAGTATTCCGTCACATTGTTCGGATGGAACCCGAAAGCCATGGCAGCCTGCTTGAACAGCTCCACGACTTCATCAAACTCAGCCGCAGGACTTTCAACGATGGCCTTCACCTTCAGGTCGTCATCCTCGATGGTGATCCTCATCACAACCCCTCCACGCTCGTCATGCCGCCCTCAACCTTCCGGGTCGGGAATTCCTTCGCGATGTAGTATCCCAGGCCGTCGGTAAGGTGCGTCCTGGCAGGGTCCTTCTTCTTGTCGATCTCCCCGGATCCGCCCTTGACGAGAACGACGCCCTCGAAGTCGCGCACGAGCTCCGGGCATTTCGAAGGGTCGACCATGAGCCTCACCGTCCCGTCCATGGCCTTGAGCCTGGAGTTGACGGCGTTGACCCGGTCCCTCTCCTTCGGGTTTTCCCTCGGCACGGACATCCTCAAACGCTCCCCGAAGTGCTTCCCGAGGATCTGCCTGATGAGCTCCCAGTCGGATCCCATGACCTTCGCGGATCCCCGACTCCCGCCGGTGGCGTCCCCGTAACACCACACCTCGCCCTCATGCTTCCCCCAGTCCTGGATCAATCTCCGGCAGACCATGGGCGTGTTCGAGTTCGAAGGGATATAGACCTCCCCGACGCACCCGGTCATATAGTCCCCCACGATGGGGACGCCCTCCTCGTTCGGCCTGGGGAGTTCCTGGCATACGACGGCGACCCCCGGGGCGACGTTGAAGTCGAAACAGAAGATCAAAGGCCATGTCGGGATATAAGGCAGGGTGAACCGGGCATGGACCCTGTCCTCGAAAGGATAGTAGGCCCGGCCCTCGAAATTGATGAACGAGGCCTCGTATTCCTGGAGGTAGGTGAGCTCATCAAGGTCACGCTTCGCAGCCTCGATCTCCTCCGGTGGCAGTATGTCAGCACTTTTCCAGTGGAATGAATCCCACTCCCCGGTCATGTCGGCCTGGGCGTAACGGTCGGCGCGATAGTAATGATTGCGACCTTCAGGCACCCCGATCAGCCAGGCCCACCCGTTCCTGTCCGACAATGCCGGACGGATATTCTGGGTCCAGGCGGATTCCTTGATGTTCCCGAATTCGTCCACGATCCCCCCGTCCCACCCGACGCCTTCAATGCGCTCCGGGACGTCCATCCCCAGGACGGTGATGACCGGCCCGTGACGGAACCAGATGGTCATGTCCGTCTCACTCGGCTTCCGGGCCATCATGTGCGCCGGCACCATCCGCTTGAGATCCTCCCAGTAGATCCGCTTCGCCTGGTCCCTGGTCGGGGCCGCAGCGAAATACCTCGCGTCCGCGAACCTCTGGTCCTCGTCGAGGGCAGCCCAGACGAGCGCCCTTTTCGCCAGTTCGGTCTTTCCCGACCTCCTCCCGGCGGGGACGGTCCGGAACCTCACTTTCGACCTCCAGAGTCTCTGCTGCTCCGGATGAGGCCTCATCGGTGTCCAGCGCGGAGTCAATTCAGCACCCTCGGCTTCTCAGATTGATCCACGTTTGAGTTTTCCCCCTCCCCCCTGGTCTCCCCCTTCGGGTCAGGGTCATCTTGCGATACGGTCCGTTTCCCGGTCGTTTCCTCCATCTTCCTCTTGCATCTCTGGATCTCGGCCAGGTAGTCCTGCGGATCCATGAACCTCTGGCCCGCCTCCTGGAACATCCCGATGTGCTTCCCGGCCAGCTCATTCGCCCGGGTCACGTCCCCCCACCTGGCCGTCGTGTTGTCCCTGTCCGGATTCAGCCGGGCGATCTTCATGATGTTCATGAGGATCTCCTCCTGGGTGACCTTGACCTCCTTCGCCCTGGCCGCCTGGAGAAAAGAGATCCGCTTCTGGATGTTAGGTTTTGATAACAGGCGATGGGCCATGACTCTGGCTGAATTTATCTTGTTTTTATACCCGGCCCGGATGTAAGCCTGCGTCGCGTTGAGGTCTTTCAGGTATTCCTGGCAGAACCTCTCCTGTTTCTTCGTGGGCAGCGGGACCCCTGTTTCATCTATTTCCGGCGCCGGAAATGACGCCTCTTGTCCCATTTCTTCCGCCGGTTTTGGCTCAAACTCATCGAGAAAGGCCTTCAGGGCATCTTCCGAGACCCGCAAATCCTTGATATGTTTGGCAGAGGGATCCTTCGCGAGGTTCGACTGGATGGCGATGTAACTGTTCCAGAGGAGCTTGAGCCTCGTCTGGGCGGAAGTGTCCTCGAGGGTTTCCAGGAGCTGGTCTATTCTGGCTTTATCGATCATGACTTAACCTTCTCCAGGATCTCGGTCTTGAGGTGTTCGGCGATGGCCTTCATCAAAAGCGGAGGGACGCAGTTCCCGATCCTCCCCCACTGCTCCTCGAATTTCCCGAAGAACATGAATTCCGGAGGGAAGGAGAATAATGCCTTGACTTCATTGATCCCCAGGAGACGGTTGTGGTCCGGGTGCAGGAGCCCCGCGCCGTGGTCCCCCCTGACGCTTTTCAGGATCGTGGGCGCCGGCTTCTCCCAGGCGAGGCGAGAGAGGGAAAAGTGGTGTCCTTTCTCCCCCCTTGCCTCGTGGACGTCTGCTCCGTTCTCCCCGGGTTTGATGTGCATCACGAGCTCCGTAATCCGGGCCTTTATCGGCTTGAAGGGCCCCGGATCCGGAACGTGCATGAGCGCCTGGACCGAAGGCACCAGGGAGGTTTTCGGCTTCGGGTGCGAGGGCTCGATCCCCAGGTCCTCCCTCACCCCGATGATGATAACCCGCTGCCTGGCCTGCGCGACGCCGAAGTGCGCGGCGTTGAGGACTTCCCCCCTGACCCTGTATCCGCAACCCCGCAGGGTAGCGACGATCTGGAGGTAGGCCTGCTTCATGTGCCCCTTCACGAGCCCGGTGACATTCTCCATGACAAAGGTTTTCGGCTGCATCTCCTCGAGGAGCCTCGCGAATTCCTTGAAAAGCGAGTTGCGCGGATCCGTGAATTTCCTTTTCCCCGCGGTAGAGAATCCCTGGCAGGGAGGAGAGCCGTCGAACACGTCGAGCTCCCCCTTCCCGACTCCGGCCAGCTTCATGCACTCCTCCCCCGTGAGTTTCGCGATGTCGCCATGAAAGACCTTCACCTCGGGGAAGTTCGCCTTGAAGGTGGCGACGGCGTTGTCGTCCCATTCCACGGCCAGGAGCTCATGAAAGCCCGCGAGTTTATACCCGAGGGAAGATCCCCCGCAGCCCGCGAATGTCGATATGACGGTAGGTTGCTTCATCATCACCACTTGAACCCGCAAGAGGGGCAACAGTATTTCGTGTCGGCGAAGGCCTCCTCGTCGATGGATCTGTTGCCGACCGGGATCATCCCCTCCCTGCCGATCATGGCCTCGATCTCGTCAGTATCGAATCCCGTGAGCGCGATGTCGAAGGCCCCGGTGTCGATCTCGAGGAGGAGCTCCTTCAGTTTTGCGTAGTCCCACTCGCCCTGAATCTTGTTGAGGGCCAGGTTGAGGAGCTTCTCCTTCTCGTCCGGCAGATCCACGACGGAGACCTTCACCGTCTCGAACCCCAGGTCCTTCATGACCTTAAGCCTCTGGTGCCCGCCGACGACCCTCCCGGTCCGGCTGTTCCAGACCACAAGGCCGACGTTGCCGAATTCCCCGACGGACATCTTCAGCTTTTCGTATTCGCGATCCCCGGGCTTCAGGTCCTTCCGGGGGTTGTAATCCGCGGGGACCAGCTCGGCGATTTTCATCTCCCGCACCGCGCAGCCGGTCATTTCCTGCCCTTTTTCTCGCATCTCTTGAGCTCCACGGGATAAACATCCTGGAGAAGCCGGAACCAGGAATTCCGGACGCGGTAAGAGTCGTTGCTCTCGTCATAGTCGACAATCAGGACCCTCTGCCCGTTGAGTTTCATGCAGACGATCTCGCCCTTCATGTATTCGGGCTCGTGCTTCTGGCACGCGAAAAGGCCCAGCGCCGCAAGGCAGAAAAAGAAAAGCGCCGCCGCCTCAAGCACCCTGGTCATCATCTTTTTCCACATGGTTCACCTCGTTCGGATTGAATACGAATCCGCAAGCCGGACATTCCTTCTCATCACTGTGTTCCGGATCGACGGCAGGCGGGAAGGGATTCTCCTTCAGTCCCAGGGCCTCGACCTCCACCGGATCGAAACCGGAGAGCGAGACATCGACCTGCTTTTCCGTCAGCTCGATGATCAGCTCCTTCAAAAGCGGCATGTCCCACTCCCCGCGGATCTTGTTCAATGCGATGTTGAGCGCCTTCTCCCTGTCGTCCGGGAGGTCCACAGCCAGGACCTTGCACGTCTCGACGCCCAGCTCCCTCATCACCTCGAGGCGCTGGTGCCCCCCGACCACCCGTTTCGTTTTCCTGTTCCAGACGATCGGATCCACATAGCCGAATTCCTGGAGGGAGCGCCTGAGCTTCTCGAATTCCGGATCCCCCGGCTTGAGCTTCTTCCGCGGGTTGTAATCGGAAGGCTTGAGATCCTTGAGCTTCATCTCCCGGATTTCAGGCGACCGCATGCTTCTTCTCCCCGTGTCTGGCGACCTTGTCCTGCTCCCTCTCCATCTTCCTCCTGATCCCGGTCGGGATGCCGTTGGCGTCCTTCCCCTCGCGGTAGAGGATGAAAAATCCCCGGTGCTCCAGGATCGTCGTCTTGATACCCTTCGCCTCGAAGTGCTTCACCCACTCGTCGAGGTCCTGTTTGTATGGCAGGGGGTTGGTGAATGGAAAATATCCTTCGATCTTCGGCAGTGGTTTCGCCATGGTCCTCCTCATCCTTTCGTTGAAGTTGCCGGCCCCGCGAGGCCGATGTTATCCGCCCGGTTCTCGACGATGAGCGACCGGACCCTCGGACAATACCTCGCCCTGGTGGCCCCGAGGCTCGTGGGGAAGTAACCCCTCTGCTCCCCGTAGGAAGTGAAGCCGGGGGAATAGAGCCGGAGGTAGCTTCCGGTGATGAGCCCCATGGTGACCTTCGACGTGATGTCGCTGCAGTCGTCATTCGGGAACACCCGGGTGAAGGACTTCGCGAATTGCTCGTGGACGTGGCCCATCATCACGAGGTCCGCCTCGACGCTGTCGACCAGGTTCTTCAGCTTGTTGAGTTTCCCGCCGGCCGTGTTCGCCGCCCCGACGCCGTGATGGACGAGCACCCGGAGCCTGGACAGGAATTCAGCCGGAGGAGTTTGGGAGAGGGAAATCCTGCAACCGCGGAATCCCGGCTCGTGGACGAAGTAGACGTCGCACCATCCGGAATAACGCATGTTCGGGACCCGGAGCTTTTTGCAGATGTCCTCGTGGACGAACATCTCCGAGTTCCTGCTCATGTGCTTGTGCTCGTGATTCCCCATCAGGAATCCGAGGCACTTCTGCCTTATGGGGGAAAAGAGGCCGACGATCTCGTCGGTGAGAAGGGCCGCGATCTTCGCGAGGTCGTTGACCCTGATGTCCACGGCGTAGGCCTCGGGATCGAAGCGCGGATCCCCGGGAAGGATCCAGTCCGCATAGTCGCCGCCGACGAAGAACATCGAATACGGATCCGCCTGGATCCTCTCGATGTCCCGCCGGATGTGGTCCTTCGCGCACCCCCTCGTCCCCAGGTGAAGGTCGGCCATGTCGTAGAGCGAGAATTCAGCGTCCGCTTTTCCGTATCTGACGATCCTGCATCCGGTAGCTTCCATCCGTCACCTCCCGTCCGTGAATCGCCGGTATGCCTCCCGGTCGATTTCGGGTTTGCCGACCTGAAGGGAGATGCCGAGCTGGGCCGCCTTGTTCTCGATCGCGGTTTTCGTTCTTGATTTCAGGACCAGGAGAAGCTGCTTCGTGGTGAGCCCCTTCTCCACGCCCTCCCGTAAGAGCTGTTCCTCCTCCTCCGTCCAGGGTATGCCTGCCATTCAAACCTCCTGAGAGAGATTTTCATGTCCGTCATCCGCCCTGTTCGTGTTCACGTTGAAATTCATCATCTCGACCCGGGATTGGATCTCCGGGATTTTCCGCAAGACTTCAAAGTGTCCGTAACTGGGGAAGAAGTAGTGCCATCCCCCTTTTCCGTTGTCGCCCCCGGACCACCAGAAGAAGGCAAGCGCCGTCTTTCCCGATTCCTTCCGGAAGATGACAATGGCCGCCGTCTCCCCGACAACGGGATAACCGACGACCTCGAAGCGCTTCTCCCACCCCTCTTTCCTCTGCCGGTCGGGATCCGAGTATTTCCGGGCCAAGCCCTCGGCCGCCTCCACGAGCTTGCGCGCGACTTCCGCCCTCATCGTTCCCCTCCGGAGATCCGGCGCCAGATCCGGGCCAGTAAGCAGACGAGTGCCGCGGCGACGATCGCCGCGAAATAATAAGACGTCTCCATGCTCACCTCTTGATTGCCAGGCAGAAGATCGCGAACGTCACGAGCGCCACCATCAGCGCGAATTCGCAGTGCGGCATGTTGTCAATGGCCTGGAATATCTCCGCCATGTCACTCCTCATCTTTTCTTCCGGTAATCCGGCATGTTGATTTTTACGTTCATCATCTCCGACAACCGTGAGGCGATCCTGGCATCGAGCTTCTCCTCGACCCCCTGGAGGGTCAGGTTCGTCGTGACGATGGTCCTCTTGCCATCACGGATCCTCCGGTCGATAATGAGATAGAAGGTCGTGATGGAATACTCCGTGGTCTTTTCAGCGCCCAGGTCGTCCAGGACAAGAAGCTCGTGACCCGCCAGGTCCCGGATCACATCGGCCTCGTCCTCCCTGGCCCCGTCCTTGAACGTCGACCGGATCCGGAGGAGCAATTCCGGAACAGTCGTAAAATACCCGCGCCCCAGGTAGTGCATAACGGCGATCGCGAGGTGGGTCTTTCCGCTGCCCGTCCCTCCGAACAGGACAATGTCCTCATCAGATTTCGCGATCTGCTTGAGGGCCTCGACCAGCTTGTCATTCCCCTTGAAGGAATCGAAAGTCGCGTCATAGTATTTCAGGGGAATCCCGCGCCGCCGGCACCACCCCTCCATCTTTTCCCGCGCCGTGGGTTCACGCTCGGCCCCGGACTCCACATCCGGGAAAGAAACAACCCGGTCCTGCCGGAGACCCTCTCCGGCCTTTCTCGCCCGTTCGATGACCGCGGTGATGGAATCATCAATATTCGTGATCGACGGGGTATTCTGCGCCATCGCTTTTTGCCTTCCCTGCTCCGTTTTGTTTTGCGTCATTTCCGTTTCCTTTCATCTTCATGAACAGCTGGTCGAATTTCTCCCTGAGCTTCAGCGTCGAGAGGATATTGTTCTGCCAGAATGGATCCTTCTGACAAAAACCGATGACGGCACGGATCTCCTCCGGCGTCCGCTTGTCGATCCGGAGCATGAGGTCGATGTGCCTCGCCCAGGACTGAAGGTCAGGCTGTTTTATGTTGGGATTTCGGTCTTTGATCTTCTGAAGTAGGACATTGGAGAGGACGTATTCAGGATCCTCCTCTGAATACTTCTTCTTCCCCCTCGGAGGCTTCTTTTCTTCGCCCTGCTGCGGCGTCGGATTCGGAGGATCCGACAAAGGATTATTTATATTCTTTACTTTACTTTGCTTTACTTTACTTCCCGCATTTCCGGCGCCGGAAATGGAGCTGTCACCTATTTCCGGCGGAAGAAATAGGTCAATAGGGGGCTTTTCCGGCACCGGAATTGTGCGTTTACGATAGACGTCACGGATGCTGTCAGTGAAGGTCTGCATCCAGATAACCTTCGCATTTTCCCACAATTCAGAGTCGATCACTCCCATCTTCGAGAGCTTGCAGAGCATCTCCTGCCCCTTCTCGGCACTCACTCCCATCTTCGCCGCGAGGTATTCGCGCCCCTCATAATCCCCGGCGCTGAAGTAATGACCCTCCGCTTTGCCGAGGACCTCGAGGAGCTTGTAAAACGCGGCATATCCCTCGACACCCCAGGTGCTCTCCATGATGTAAAGGACCCTCCCATGGTCCACATAGTGAGGGAAATAGTCGACCGTCTGTTTCTGGTATCTGCCCGCCATCATCTGCCCCCTTTTAGAAATGCTCGAATACCCACTGCTTCTGTTTCCGCGAGACCGCCACAAACTTGATCCAGGGATACATCGCCGCCGCGACCTTGATCTTCACCCTGGCATCATCCCGCCAGAAACCCTTGACCTCATGACATTCGAACCGGTCCTCATGGACGACCAGGTAGTCCGGGGTGTAAAAAGTCTTGTCCGCAAGCCGGAGCTTCAACCCCTCGAACCGGTAGTCCAGGACCTGCCCGGACATCTTCTGCATCTCGAGGAAGTCCCCATACTGGGCCTCGGTCCTGTTCATCGAGCCTTTTTTGAAGCGGATCGGTTTCACCACACCCCTCAATCGGATTCTGCGTCACACAATGTCGGGACCTTTTTTCGTTGACTTTCTTTCATCTTGTTGTATGTAGTTGTATATGATTAGTCAGATTTTAAATTTGCTCCCGGTTTATAATCGACCTCATAGAGGAACCGATCCATGACCGAAAGTATCCTGCAGACCAGTTCATGCTTATGCTGTGGACTTAATCTTTTTATTTTGGTATCAGTGATTTCCGGAATCCGGATCTCGTATTTCTCGGTCCGCTTGTCGATTGTCCCGAAATCGATCATGCTCAACCTCAATCAGAAACGTTTATGAATATTCACGGCGCAAAACATGTCGGACAAAAAAAGGGACCCCGGGTATCACCCGTCGGTCCCATTGTTTTCAACCGGCCCGTAGAGGCCCTCCCAGTCAATCTCGCCATCCGAGAGGACGATGATCTTCCGGGCCAGGGCCGGAGACGGATACCGGTTGCCCTGCAGGATCCGGTGGACCCCGCTCGGAGTAATACCGAGCTGCGATGCAAGGTCCCGTGTCTTGATGCCGTGCTTCTTCTGCCATTCAGATAAAGTCATGACAGCATATTATAACAGAAACGACTATTTGTCAATCATATTTTATAAAAAAAGTCATTTTCATTATAAAGAGACATGATATTCATTATTTGTATAAGGCATGTATAGTGCAGGAGGACACGGCAATGATTAAATGGTTCTCTCACATCAACGACGAATACGGTTAAGGAGGTGCAACGGAAGTGAAGCTCGGAAGGAAGATCAAACTACTACGTCAGGAGAAGAATTTGAGCCAGTTGCAGTTGGGGTGGGCCCTCTACGGGAGAAACCAGGTAGATGAGCGAACCATCCAGGCCAGGATCGCGGACCTCGAGGCCGACAGGATCGAGCCGAGCCTGGATGAAGTGAAGATGATCTGCGAATTTTTCGAAATACCGGGAACCTGCTTTCTCGGCATCGGGCCCTTCAAATCACTCGACCGGGACATGAAAGGAATAATCCGCAACCTGTATCAGAACCTCTTGACGATCGCGGCAATCGGAGACCCGGAATTCATCAAGGCCGTCGACAAAGGGGTCATGAAGATCGCGCAAGTCGCGAAAAAACTCAAACACAAGGAGGCTGACTTGAGCCGGCTGGAACAGATCGAACGGGACTACTATAAACTGAAGAAACAACTCCAGGAGCTCAAAAAGGAAGCAGTAGAGGACACCCGGAAGGCAACCCGCAAACGAATGCCCGGCAACCTGACCCTTGTGGCAACAGGCAAAGGAGGCATCAATAATGATAGGAGAGAATTTAAAGAGACTGAGGAGCGAGAGAAGCTTGAGTCAAACGGATCTGGGTAAGGCCGTATTCGGCGACGAGCTCAAGACCGACAACGCGGCCCAGGTCAAGATCGCGAGGATGGAGGCGAACAAACAGGAACCGACCTCGACGGAGCTCGCAAAGATCGCCGCCCACTTCAGCGTCCCGATGTGCTCCCTCCTCGACGAACCTTTAAGCTGTATATTCAAGGGATCTGCCGCGGACGATTCTTTTATCGATATAATGAAACAGGCCCTGGTCATCTATCACTGCCAGGACCAGGGCATCAAGGACATGTTCATAAACAGCCTGAAGCAGATCTCGATGATGGCCGAATCCTCGACAAAGGACATCTCTAAGGACGAACGTCTGAAGCAAATGGAGAAGCAGCTCGAGAGGATGCACCAGGAGATCCAGGATCTCCGGATCAGGCTCGAAGGCCAGCAGACGGCCGTCTAAAAGCCCGCCGACCATGAAAAAGCCCGGACTTCCGCGTGAAGTGCGGGTTTTTTTTGCCCTCCCATGTCAATAATATGACTAATAATATTCACTATATGTCATAAGCCCGCCCCATCAAATTCATCTTTTGTATATAATTATTTAAAAAATGTATGGACGTTTCGTCATCCATAGTGTATAATTGCACTTGAGATTAGTCATTTAGCGAATACAGAAAGGACGACGGACATGAAAGAGATCAAGCCCTTTTACAACTGGCGGAAAGAGAGCGAGGTCCGTGGCAAGACCTACGACAAGACCTTCCACGGATACCATCAATGTGTCGTCGACGCCCTCGAGGCATCGGAGGCACACCCCAGGACCGTCATCATCCTGACCGGAGTCGTCCGGGGGAAGGTGAAGGTCATCAATACCTTCCTCAACGGCCTCATGAGCCCCGAGGACACGGTCAGAATCCAAAACGAAATGAAAAACGGCAACGGCAACGGCAACGGTGAAGGAGCCGTCGAATGACACAAGCATCCTTTTGGAAATGCGACAAGTGCCGGATTTACTGGGGCCTCCCCCTTTCGAAGATCAAGGCCATCGAGACCGGAGAGAGCCGGTGCCCCAGGTGCAAAGGCAAAAGCTACGGCGAAACACTTTTAATCAGGAAGGAGGTTCGAAATGAACACCGCGTTGGCAGTTAAGATTTTCGTCGTGATGATCCTGGCCTTCGCCATCTTCATCGGCTGGAATTCCGTCAACTTCGTAACGAAGACCCTCGACCAGAGGGCCATCACCCTCGAACGGATCAGATAAGGAGGCAGACAAACCATGATGACGGCCCAGAGACAGACATTTCAGTTGAAACAGATCCAGGCCCTCGAGTGCATGTGCGGGACCCTGATGAATGACCGGAACATCGCAAACAACCTCGTCAAGGTCTCCCTGTTCGGCGCGAAGGCATACTGCTTCTGCCCGATCTGCTTCATCGAGATCAAGGACGGCGACAAGGACCCGGTCTGGAGGAGAAAGGTGGACCGGTTCTTCAGGGTGGCCGAAAAAAGGCTCCGCAAGAAAGCCGATCCCGGCGCGTGATCCAGTCGGACACGGCGGGACGGAATAAATACCGGAGGTGCTTTATGCAGAAAGGTTTGAACATCGTGGATCTCGCAAGGGAGATCCAAAGGGTCCAGGAGGTGAAGAAGGACTTCATCGCCCCCACGACCAAACTCGAAATGGTGCTCGTCGGCGATCCGAATCACGACGAGGATCCCCGGGAGCCGAACATCAAGGTCGAAGGGAACGGCTGGTATGACATCAACGACGTCGCCCACGACCAGCTCTCCGAGAGGCTCGGGATCCCGCGCCCCTATTACCGGAGGATGCAGAGCGAATCCCCTGCCCTGCTCTGCCAGAACGTGAACACCTGGTTCAAGAAGAACCCGGAGAAGCGGCTTGTCCGCACCCTCGACAACCGCGTCCGGGCCTTCCTGAGCGACCGTTACCGGCCACTCGACAACGACCTCATCGCCGGCGCCTGCCTGCCGATCCTCGCGAACGAGGCGAACCTGAACATCGTCTCGGCGCAGCTCACGGACCGGAGGCTTTACATCCAGGCCATCACTCCCCGCCTCACGGCGGAAGTGAAACGCGGCGACGTCGTCCAGGCCGGGATCATCATCAGCAATTCGGAAGTCGGCCTCGGGGCCGTCTCCATCGAGACTCTGATCTACCGTCTCAAGTGCCTCAACGGAATGATCGCGTCCCAGGGGATCCGGAGAAACCACGTCGGCAAGCGCATCGGCTCGGATGACACGGTCGTCGCGGACTTCTACCGGACGGAAACGATCGAGGCCGACAACAAGGCTTTCATGCTCAAGCTGCGGGATACCCTGCTTTACCACTTCGAGGAAGGGAATTTCAACCTCCAGGTCGAGCGGCTCCGCGCGGCTGCCGAGCAGACCATCGCCCCGGCGAAGATCCAGGACGCCGTCGAGGACGTCTCGAAACGCTTCAGCCTCAATAACTCCGAGATGCAGAAGGCCCTCGGCGTCCTCATCCAGGACGGAGACCTGAGCAAGTGGGGACTCGCGAACGCGGTGACGGCCCTCGCGAACGAGGCCGAGGACTACGACCGCGCAGTCGAGCTCGAAAGGATCGGCGGGAAGATCATCGATCTGACCCCGTCTGAATTCACGGTTTTCGCGGCTTAAGACGGCTGCAAGAAATTCCCCCGGGGGGTCGGGGTGGCTCCCCGGGGGGAAAGGAGGAAAGATGATAGCAGAAATCATCCCGAAGATCGCAGGACAATTCAATAACGGCGAGTCGAAATATTACGCCCGGCCCTCCCTGGCCGGCCCCGAGAGGTGCATCCGGCAGATGGTGTATTGGGGCCTCGGGATCGAGAGGCAGCCCCTGCCCGGCAGGACCATTCTCGTGTTCGACGACAGCTCGTGGCACGAGGAGCTCACCGCGGACTGGATCCGCAAGTCGGCCTTCCGGCTCCACTCCGAGCAGATGGAGGTCACCATCAGCCACCCGGATTTCGGCTGGCAGAGGAAAGGCCGGATCGACGGCATCCTCACGGACATCCTGGAGAAGGACTACCACCTGGAGCACAAGGCGCTCAATCATTTCACCTTTCAAAGGTTCTGGGACGGGGAGCTTCCCCTCGACTACTTCGCCCAGTGCGCGGACTACATGAAAGGCCTCCAGGCCGTCAACCCGGAGATCACCCGCGGGATCCTGCTCATCAAGAACAAGAACACCGCGGCGTATATCGAGTTCCTCTACGAATACGAGTTCGACAACCTCAAGATCCTCGAGCTCACAAACAGCGCGGGAGAGAGAAAGGAGGTCAACGTCACCCTCGCGAACATCGTCGGCGAGTCCTTCAATAAGTTCGAGGCCGTCAAGAGATACATCGTCAAGAAGACCCTCCCGAAAAGGCAATACTTCATCGACTCATGGCGCTGCCAGTATTGCGGATGGGCCGGAGCCTGCTGGGAGGGATACGAAAAGGAATTCCAGGAGCTCAAGACGGACGCCATGCTCCCGGACGAGGTCGCGGACATGGTCCGTTATTACAGGGAGCTCGGCGCACAGAAGTCGGAGGTCGAGAAGGAATACAAGGACCTCTCCGAGAAGATCAAGAACGTCCTGAAGGACGCCTCGGCCCGCGAAGGCAGGGCCGGTGAATACGTCTGCAAGATGACCCTGGTCGAATCCGAGAGGCTCGACAAGAGCCTCCTCTCCCCCGGGGAAATCGAGAAGGCGACGGTCAGGAGTTACTACGAAAGACTAACAGTAGGATCACCTAAAAAGACAGCGAAAAAGAAGGAGGCAGCATGAGTAACGGCTTCGCAAAAAGAGTCACGCGGATTAAAGGCCTGAGCGACCGGCGGAGACTTCCCCGTCTCGGATCCATCCGTCTCGGTCTCAAGGCGAAATCGAAACAGTCCGGCAGGGAATACCCGATGGAGACGGATTACTTCGTCCTCACAAACGCCCCCGGGGTCGAGAAGATCTACGGCCCGCAGCCGAAGGAGCTCGACGTGATGCTCCCCCTCAACGACCTCGACTCGGTGTTCCCCTGCTCTTACAAGTATTACGGATCCTCCCGCGGCCTCAAGTGCGAAGGCGACGGCGAGACGGCGACCAGGGTGAACGAGGAGTCGAAGGAAATGGAGAAGGTCACCTGCCCCTGCTCCCTCCTCGAGGAGGGCAAGTGCAAGCAGTCCGGCACCCTGATGGTGATGCTCCCGAAGGTCTCCGTCGGCGGGGTCTACCAGATCCGGACGACCTCATACAATTCCATCGTCGACATCAACTCCGGCCTCGAATACGTCGCGGCCCTGTGCGGACGCTTCGCGCTCGTCCCCCTGAAACTCCGGAGGGTCCCCATCGAGACCCATCACGACGAGAAGAAGCAGACCCACTACACCCTCCAGATCATCTTCGACGGCGACGTCCACACCCTGAACAATCTGAGGCTCGACAGCCAGCGGGTCCTCGAGCATCCGCGCTACCAGCTGCCCGCGCCCGTCGAGACGAACCCGGAGTCCGACGCCGTGGACATCATCGTGGACGACGAGGAGAAAGCCCCGGCCCAGGCCGCCGAGGAAAAGGCCCAGGCCCCCGAGACGAAAACCGAAGCACCGGCCCAGAAGGAAAAACCCGGCGGAAACGACGTCCCGGATTCGGTCTCGGAATACCCGGAATTCGACAAACCGGAATCTCCTCCTGCCAGTGCGACCGGAGGACCGGCGGAAAAGGCTCCGCCTGCGACTCAACCGAAGGCCCAGGAGCCCCCGCCGGCCTCCCCCCCCGCACAGGACAAGGGCGGGAAGATCAGCGCCGTCAAGGCGAAGGCGATCCGGGGAACGCTCACTCACCACAAGATCCCGGAAAAGAATTTCCTCGCGGCATACGCCATCAAGAGGATTGAGGACCTGCCGAACGACCTTCACATGGAGGCCGTGAAGTGGATCATCGACAAAGGATCAATAGGAAAGGAGGACATGTAAGTGTTGAACAAGGCAGAAATCATCGGACATCTCGGAGGCGATCCGGACATGCGCTACACCGCGGACGGAAGTCCCATCGTCAACTTCTCGGTCGCCACATCACAGAAGCGCAACGGCCAGGAATTCACCGAGTGGCACAAGGTCGTCGCCTTCGGGAAACTCGCGGAGATCTGCGCCATGATACTCCAGAAAGGGACCCTGGTTTATATCGAGGGCCGGATCCACTCTCGCTCATGGGAGACAAAAGAGGGAGAGAAAAAGACCTCGACCGAAATCGTCGCGACGAACCTCAAGGGCCTCGCGAAACTGAAACCCCGGGACGGGGGCAACGGAGACACCCGTTCAAACAACGAGGACGACGTCCCGTTTTAACTAAATTCGAAAGGAGGAAGAAGTGCTTATAGGCGACAAGGCAATCCAGGCCGCGAAAGACCTGGCCATCGAACAGATCGAGACCTGCCGGAACAAGATCCGGGAGGCCTTCGCAAAAAGCGAGAACCGCACCCTCTCCGTCAGCATGACCCTCAAGTTCGCCGAGCTGGACGAGGGCGGGATGGGCGTCGAGTGCCTGATCCGGTTCATCCCGGAGAAGGTCAAGCTCGTCGTCCGGAAGAAGATCCACGAGGGACAGGAGGATCTCCCCCTGCCCGGCGCCGAAGTCATAAAATACAAACTCGAAAAATAGGAGGACGACAGCGTGGAAGCAAAAAAGATCCTCATCTGGAGGGACAAGATGGACCCGAACATGTTTTCGATCGGCTACCAGTGGCAGACCTCCTCGAGGTTCGGGGAGGTCAAGGTCATCGAAGGCTGCCGCCTTTTCTCGGACTGCATCTGGGGCCTGTTCGGGGAAGCGACGATGAAGGCATTGGAAAAGAATCTCAAACCCGGCGAGAGCATGGAAGTCCAGCTCTCCCTCAACCTTGAGGTCACAGAATGAGCGCTCAAAAAGCACCGGAAGAAACCACGTTCAAAGGTTACCCCGTCCTGAAGATCCACATCGGCAAGAAGTATCAGTCGGACGAGGACGAATACCTCACCCTGGGCGTCAAGAAGGCCCAGGTCATCGCAGACGAAATCGACCACATTTACCGGTTCGTCGAGAAACATCAAAACAAGAAAAGGAGATGACATGAAAAAGACAAGAATCTGGCTGTGCAGAATCGCGGGAATATTACTTCTGATCCCGGCCACCGGACTTATAACCGGCGCGGCACAGAGCGCCTTCGACTACTGCTTCGCCGTCGCCTGCATCCTCGGATCCATCGGCCTGCTGTATCACGCGCACATCCTAAACAAGGAAGGAGGACAGAAATGAAGCGGATCCTCAAATACACCGGCTGGATCCTGAGCATCGGCCTCATCATAACGCCCTTCCTCATGGCCATCCAGGGCAACCCTCCGGGGTTTCGTAACTTCCTGATGGCCGCAGTCGGCGTCGGAATACTGTTTTTTATGACAAAGGAAAAGAAGGAAGGAGGTGACAAATGAAAGAGAGAATCGTTCTCACCGTGGTCCTCTGGCTCATCGGAAATTGTCTCCAGGGATACCACCTGAGCCGCAACCCGGTCCGGAAGAAGAAGGACAACGGCAACGGCCAGGACAAAGAAACCATCATCACCCAGGAGGGATGAAATGGAAATGGCAATCGCGATATTCATCAGCCTCACGGCGGGCGCGACCATCGGCTTCATCTTCTGCGCCCTGTTCGTATCCGGCAGAACCGCTGACAACGTATCACCCGGACAGGAGGGATGATGCCTAATCAAACACCTCAAGACCGTGTCGGCGAATGGGACGCCTTCTCGGATCTCGTTCGCCGGCACATCACGGATTACACGATCCCCCAGTATGGGGACAAAGGGCACGACGAGCTCATGAAGTGGGATCCCGAGGCCTGCATCAACGCCGTGTCGAAATACGTCCGGCGCTTCGGGAACAATGCGAGAGGCGAACAGGAAGTCCTCCGGGACATGCTCAAGATCGCCCACTTCGCCGCCGTCGCCTACTGGAAGATGAAAGAGAAGAAATGAGAAGGTGGCTTTCACTGAAAGAGGCCTGTCAATACGCCCACATCTCGAAGAACCGCCTGAAGGATCTCGCGGTGAGGGGCATCATCAAAGGCTGCCCGGATCCGGACAACGGACGGGGGGACTGGATCTTCGACGCCCGGTCGATCGACGAATACCGGGAGTCCCAGATGACGCAGCCGACCACGCGGCAAATTGCTCTTGACATTCTGAAAAGGATTCGAGCATGAATTACCCCATGAGGCTTTTCACAAGAAAAGGGATCTACTACGTCCAGACCGGAAGGAACACAAAGGTCTCCCTCAAGACCCGGGACCGGCAGAAGGCCCTCCCCATCTTCCGCGACATGGAAAAGGAGTGGCTCCGGGGCCGGCTGCTCAAGCTCGAGAATTACAAGAAGATCACCCTTTCTGAATTCAAGAAACTATACATCGAGTCCAGGACAGACGTCTCGAAGTGGACCGCGAAGAAGGACGAGCTCGTCCTGAAGCTCCTCATCGACGCCGTGGGCGGATCCCTCCAGCTCCGGGCCCTCACAAAGGCGAAGATCGAGGAGTTCAAGAAGGTCTGCCGCGCCCGCAAGGCGAAGGAAATCACCATCAACGGATACCTGGGACATCTGAGGTCCGCGCTCACCTTCGCCCTGGAGGAGAAACTTCTCGACCAGAAACCGAAGGTCGTCATGTTCCGGCGCCGTGAGGACGAGGACCTGCCCCGGGTCCTCAAGCCGGACGAGATCGACAGGCTCCTCGAGACGGCGAAGGAGAAAGACCCGGAGATCTGGAGATACCTCCTGTTTCAACTATGGACCGGGGCCAGGAGGACGGAAGGCCTGCGGATGGAATGGCAGAAGATCGACTTCAAGGCCCGTAACTGCCGGCTCAAGGGCAAGGGCAAGCGGGAGCGCCTTGTGCCGCTTCTGGGGCCGATCCTGGAGGCCCTGGAGCCGATCCGGAAGGACATCGGAAGGGTTTTCGTCCAGTATCACCCGGACACCTGGTCGAAAAAGTTCAAGGCCATCGCGCGCGCCTGCAGGATAGAGGACGCCCGGCTGCACGATCTCCGTCACTCCGCGGCCACCTACATGCTCCGGTCGGGGATCCCCCTCGAGGTCGTCCAGGAGATCCTCGGGCACGCCCAGATCTCGACCACCCGGATTTACACCCACGTCCTCGACGACATCAAACAGGCCGAGATGCAGAAACTGAAATTCGAATAGGAGGACAAATGACAAAGGACAGAGTCAACGAACGGATCGGATCCCGGATCCGCAAATACAGAAAAAGGATCGGCATGACACAGACCGAGCTCGCGAAGGCCGTCGGTTACACTTCATCCGGAATGATGAGCCAGGTCGAGAACGGTCTGGTCGGCGTGGAAATATCGAAGCTCCAGAAGATCGCGAAGATCCTCGGCGTCCACCCAGGCGCACTCATCACCTTCGAGGAGTTCGACGACCGGTCGCTCGCGGCGCTCATGAAGTTCGAACACCTCCTGATGGCGAAACCGAAACCGAAATACCTCGACGCGATCCTGGCCCTCATAAAGGACGAGGAAAACGGTTGATAACTGCCTTTTTGCCTGTGGATTTGCGCCCAGTTTGCGCCCAGTGAGGGTTCAAATATCTGATATTATTAGGTGCGCCATGATACTTTTAATCCGTTGGTCAGGAGTTCAAATCTCCTACGGCCCACCAGAAAAATCAAGGGTTTCCGAGCCTTTCACTCGGGGACCCTTTTTTCGTTTCCGGCATTTTCCGGCATTTTCCGGCCCATTCTGCGCCCAATTTGCGCCCAGTCCCATATATAAAGGAAGGGCCCCTCCCGGAAACCGGGTCCGGCCCCCGGGATATTTGACCCCGCCAGGCTCTCCAGAATGGCCCAGGTTGAGTATTTATTCCGGGGCAAGGGTCATGTCCCAGTAAGTCGTTTTTTGACTAAAACAAGTCATTTTTGAATAAGGAGGCAAACCATGACAAGATTGATCGGAATCGTCATCGGGATCCTGTTCCTGCTCCCCGCCGGATCCCTGGCCGACGACTACACGGTTTATGATAAAAACTGGCAGCCGAAATACCGGATCAAGGACGGGAACGTCTACGACCGAAGTTGGCAGAGGCAGGGGACCATAAAGGAAACGAATCCATACGTGACACCCAACGCCCAGAGGAACGCAACCCCCATCCCCCGGAAGAACGCGGAGCCACTTTACCGGGACAGGACGATCTACGACAAGAATTACAATGTGAAAGGCTACATCAAGAGGTAGGCCAGGGCGGGATATAAAAGGTCGGGCAGGGTAAAGGAGGGCGAAACCCCCGCCCGACCGAGGCCCAGGGCAATAAGACTTATTTCAGGAATTTACTCCACTCCACCATCGGGACAAAGTGAACGATGAGAGTATAGATAACGAGTGCGATCAGGATCCATCCCACCTTGTCGAGAAACTGCTTCCAGGCGCGGTTCAGGAAACTCGTGAGCTCCGGCCCCTCCGTTCCCTCCTCCTTCTTCCCCAGTCCATTCCTTGAAAGCTGAGTCTGGATGATCCGGATGTCGGACTTGATCGAAGCCTGAGTCCCCCGGATCTCCGTCACCGTCCTCTCGGCAGCCTCTACGACCTTGTCGATCTTGTCGAATATGGCCTCCTGCTGTTCACACAACGTCCTGATTTTCGCATTTTGAAAAGCAATCGACTTCTCCATTTCAAACATCCTGTCGAGCATTTTTTCATGAGACGGGCAGTGTTCCATTATCTCCCCCTCCGGTAAGCCGGCCCCCGGGATGGCCGGCCCGATTAGCTGAGTTTGAATTTCGCCTTGATCTTCTCCCAGGCAGAGTCATCCCATGTCCAGGGTGTTTTCTGGACGATCCACGTGATAAGGATCGCCGACAGGACGCAGAATTTCGGGTTCTTCTCGATGAAGGACGCGACCAGGTATCCGGCGTTGACCAGGATCCGGTCAAGGTCGATCATCTGGTAATTCTCCGGATGGAGAAGCATGTCGACAAAGGTATCCCACATCTCACCCACCTCCTCTCAATTTCGCCATCTCGAGGGGACCCTCGTAAATGACATCGTAATATTTCGAAATGGCCCAGACATCGGCCAGGATGTCCGGGGTGACCCCCCACCACTTCCGCCACAGGCCCGCGGAATTCAGAAACTTCCCGACAAGCTCCGAGCAGACCGGGTATTTCCAGTGAATGTATTTCGCCAGGCGCATGAAATGAAGGAGGAGGCGAAGGACCGGATAGATCGCTCCGTCCAGGTCCTTCACCTTGAGAAAGCCATGATTGAATTTCTCGTCGTCCATGTCCTTGTGCCGGGCGATGATGATGCACTGCCCCTCATATTGCGAGAGGTTATACCTCCCGATTTTCCCCAGGGACTCGAAGGTCTCGCCGTTCTCGCCGATGACGATCCCGGCGTGGTTGTATTTCGACTCGGAATCCCAGGACCAGACCCGCTGACAGAAATTGATGACCCCCGCAAGCCACGAGTTCGTCTTGACAGCGAAGACGTCGCCCTTCTTCAGCATGGCGCCCTCACTTCCCCGCGACGGCGAGAGACAGGGTATAGCCCATCTTGAAGCCTTCCATGCCCGCCTTCATCTGGCCGAGGTAGGCTTTATAGGCCGTCGTGTCGACAGGAGAGCCCTTGAACACGACGAGCTCCGCGACGATCGCCACCTCCGCGGCCAGGGCCGGGTCGTTCTTGTAAGAGGCCGCCAGTTTCGCGAGGCCCTGCTGGAGAAGCAGGGACAGGGAATCCCCCGTCGTCCCCTGCTCGATGGCGAGGATGATGCCGTCGGCTGCCTTCATCACGATCTGGGCCGTCGCCGGATCCTTCTTGCCAAGCTCGTAGCCGAACCGGTGCCCGGCCAGCTTGTAAAGGACGGTCTGCGAGGCCTCGTCCTTGAATTGGATCCCGGCGCAACCGGCCAGGAACAGAATCCCGATCAATACTGCAAGAACCTTTTTCATGAGAATCCTCCTTCGTGTTTATTGCCGTCTCAAACCCGTCGGGTTTGCCGGCTTGAAGATATAAGAGATCCCGAACGTCCCCTCGGCGCCCACATAGGCCGGATCGTCGGACCAGACCGTCTCGGAATATTCCGTGACAACCGTCTGCGGATCCGCAGGGTCGGTGAATTCGCGGATGGCCCGCACCCCGACGATGTATCGGCCCTCCGCCTGGAAGGAAAGGACGGTTGACGTCACGGTGACAACCCCCTTCGACGTCACATTCTGATGGTCGGGGGAAGCGGTGAAGACCTCGTATTTGATGACGGACCCCGCCGGCAGCGGAGACCCGTCCGAGAGCGCCGTGACAGGATTCCAGGCGACGGTCGCCTGGTTGGTGGGATACCAGTTCGTCACCGCGGCGAAAGCCACCGTCGCAGCGACACCCACACCCAGCATCCCCAGAATAAGTTTTTTCATGTTGCACCTCCTGATAGTTATTTATTTTATAGTGTTAAACAAAATTCGACTGACCCCTGACAAAAAAAATTACGCCGGATCCCGGATCTCCCAGACATCAAAGGCCTTGATGGTCACGCCCTCCCCGCTGGCCGTGGAGAATCCCGTCACCGTAGTCACGGCCTTCAGGAGCTCATTCACGGAATCCGCGACGGCGACATGGTTGCACGTATCCGTCTTTGACGCCGTGACGATCTTCTGCGCGACCGTGAGCTTTCTCCCGGACGAATCCCCGTCCGCGATGGTGAAGTCCCCGCCGGAGATCCCCGTCGTGAGGCTCGCATACCCCAGGCTGAAAGAGGCCAGGGACGAATAAAGCGAAGGCTCGGCACTGCACAGGTAAAGCCTCGTCCCGTTTTTCGCGATGTCCTCGAGGCCCTTGTCGATGACCGCATCAGGTATTTTTTTTGCCATGTCTCACTCCTTTATCCGTTTGCGAAGAAAAACCCGCCGGCGCCCGCCACGACCACCACCGGGCTGTCCACGATCGTCGTGGAATACATCTCGTTCGGGGAATACTCCGCCCCGGTCTGTTCGTAACCGATCCCCGGCCCGCCCCAGAGCGCCCGGCTGCAAGCCCCCAGGTTCACCGAGTTCGTGTCGACAATAACATACGGCCCGCCCCAGAGGGCCTTCACGCATTTATCGAGCTCCACCCTCGTCGCCATATTTAAACCTCCTCGAGGTGGATCGAATCCACGCCGATGTCCCCGGTGACCGCGCCGTCATAGGCCTTGAGCCGCACGATGACGAATCCATCCATGTCGGTCGTGAAAGTCGACGACTGATACTCCACCCACGCGTCAGTCAACGCAACGGCCTCCTCGGTGATGTCGGCGCCGCAGCCGTGAATGTCGGCGGTCATTGTGCAATCCGCCCCGGCCGCCGTCTTTTTCACCCAGAAATGGACCTTGTAATTTTTCGACGCCTCGACCGGAATATAGAATTTGTGGACAAGCGGATTCGTCTGGCTGCTCGGATCAAAATAAAGGCACGTCCCGGATCCCCCATAGGCCCAAGCCTCCACCTGGCCGCCCGTGATCTGGTCCGAGATCGTCCCCCGGTATCCCAGGGCCTTCCACCGGTTGTCGGCATCAAAACGATCGATGTATCCGAATTGATCGTCTCCATGGATGGTCGATGCCCAGGTCGCCGTGAAATTTCCGGCCACCAGGTCGAGGCAGCCGACCCGGACAAAAGAAGAATAATAAGCGCCAAAATAAAACCCCGCCGTGACCGTGTCGGCCTTCAGCTCCGCTATTTCAGCCCATACCGGCCCGCCGTTTCCAGTAGAGATTCCTTTAGCCAGATTTTTCAGCTCAATGTATTTGAAATAATAAGACCCGTTGTCGAGTTCGACCCCGGGACACAGCGATCCGACAGAAAGAATATTCAAGTTCCCGTTGAACGCAAAGTTCTTCGATCCCGCCATGTAGGCAGGATGGGAATTCGCGCTCTTACCGGCATGAATAAACACGTTCCCGTTGACCTTCATGTTCCCGACCGAATAGTGCAGATAAAAACCGTAACCGGGCGAATCGATCATGACCCAGTAATTGTCCCCCTTCAGCTCGCAATCCATGCACCGGTAAGACTGCGAATAGGAGCCGAACATCCGGCCCTCCCCTCCCCCGGCAGCATAAGTGTTCTTAAAAGAGACCCGGTCCGTGTTCGCATTGTTCTGAATATAAAAAACATTGTCCCCGCGGACCATGCCGAAATTCTGGAATTCGACATAGCTTTTCGCGTAAGAGCTCGGGCCGTCCACTTCATGGTAATGCTGCGCGGAATACCAGGTGACCCCGTCCTGCGTCGCGGATGTAAAATTCCACCCCCCCCGGTATAGCGTGATATTCCCCGCCGAACCGCTTTCCTGGCACCTCAGGGGATTTTCACCGGCTCCGATGACATTCGTTTCCTGATAATATCCCGCACCCGTCGCCGTCGTCCCCTTGTAAACAATGGAGCTCGTGTCATAACCGAGCTCGATCGTCGCCCCGCTGATGGACTTGATAGGATACCAGAAGCCGTCATTCTTGCCAATCGGCGTGTGATGAGAGATGTCGTTCGTCGCAATAATATTGTCAATGTAAACGGAATTGGTCCCCGGATCAGTCAGCGCCCGGATAGCGATTGACCGGATCCCCGAACCGAGAGGACCCCCGTTATCATATACATGATACTGGTTGTTGCCCTTAGCTGCATAAGTAACCAAAGCAAACGAATTCACCGGGACACGGCCGTCAGCATCGCTGCACAGATCCAGCCGGAGGCTGTTCGCCGCATAGTTGTAATTAGTCCGAAGGAAAAAACTTATTTTCTCAAACGCTGAAAAGTCCGTCGCCGTGGCCAGGGTTTTCCAGGCCATCACGCCCGTCGCAAAACTCGAGCCCGGCATCATCGACGCCCCCTTTGTCCCCTGGCAATAATAATACTGATTATTTACAGTATTGCAGGTGATATTCGTCGCCGGACTCCAGGCGGACTCACAGTTATCAATCTCCATCGTCCGGGCCGTGGCAAGGGTCGCGATGGCACTGTCATTCGTGAAAGTGATCGTCCCCAGGCTTGCGGGATCCGGGCTTTTCGCTATCCGGATTTCGTCCCCCGGGGCAATCCTGGCAGCCGTCGCCCCCGCCTCGATCGTTTTCCAGGGCGTCGCCTGCGAACCGACCCCCGTCGTGTCATTTCCATTGACAGGGTCAATGTAAAATATAGGCATCTTTCATCCTCCGTCTAATCCGAGAAATTGAGGGCCACGTCCGCAAACCATGTCCCGTTCGACCGGACCAGGGTGACAAAGTCGGAATATCCGGCATTGGTCGTCAGGGTCGGCGCATCCCCTCCCCTCCACTTGATCGTGTCTGCCCAGGAGACAGTCCTGGAGCCGGTCGCGTCCTGGATAAGCCTCAACCGATAGACATGGCCGTTGCGCTGCCCGGTCATCCGGATATTTACAGGATCCGAAGTCGCCAGGGTCGCATACTGCGTATCGCCTATGGTCCAGTCGATATTGAGGGTCGTCGCCGGAGACGCCGTCGCCTCCTGCTCCAGGCCGTTGAGGAGGTCATGGATGACCGTTCCGCTGGCCTTCGGCAGCCTGGAGGTCGTCGCTATCGTCACGACCTCATCCAGGGTGGCCGGCGCGGCAAAACCGCTATGGTCATCAGCGCTCTCCATCGCGTGAAGCTGCACGTGGGGAAGGCCGGTCGTGACCTGCTGCACAAACTCGACAGGATAAAAGGCATCCGAGGCGCTGTTCCGGTATCCCAGGATCATCCGGTTGAAGGTCTTATAATTCGACGCGGCCCCCGTGGTAATCGTCGCCACCTGGACCGTCACCACCGAATTATTCGTCTCGTTCAGGTCCACATAGGCAAACTGGTTGTCGGCGATGGCGATCGACCCCGTCGCCGCCGAGTTCGCCTTCGCAAGGCCCGCGGAATCCGTAAAAAGAAACCGCAGCGTCGACGACCATGAAAGTGTCGCCCCCGTCCATCCGATGTTTCCATCACAATGGACGATCACGTTCTTCGAATAGGTGATCGCCTTGTCAAGGTCCGAGAGGGCCGGCTCCATGCTGGCCGCCGTGAATTGGGTGACCGACGCAGCCCACGCAGTATGAAAATTAGCGCCCATCTTTCGTTCCTCCTATGAAGGCCCGGGCCTGCTCGAGGATGTCCGCTATCTGGGCCGGCCCTTTTTCGGCCTCCTGCCTCGAACGCTCGATGGCCTCTTTCTGTCCCAGGTGCATCGCCTGGATGGTAATCCTTAATTCGCGCAGCTCGCTCGCGATCGTCTCAAGGGCAGTTGCAATCCGTCCGATCATGATGTCCTCCTTTTTAAGTCATCATTTCCCCGGCAGCATTGCGGAGAGTGATGTAAGTCCCATTCGTGAATCCGGTCGTGGCTTCGCTGACATTAAGGAAAGGCGACGAGTCTCCCGGATCCAGGCCGTCCCTCGTGTAGGTCACGACGGCAGACGACGACAGCATATAAAAAATGAATGACCCGGACTCGTCCATCGAAGCCCCTCCGTAACTCAAGGTCCCGTTGCCCCGCACCCAGCTCATCGTGACATAGTATCCGGATCCCGCGTGGGCGATCAGGTTGCCATACTGGTCCTTCATCGTGAGGGTGATCGTCGTCGTGAGCTCGGCCCAGGCCAGGTCGCTGTCCGCAACGACTATGTCGAACCTCGTCGCAACAGGCTTGAGGAAAAGCCGGTTGATGTCCGCCGCAGTGATGGTCGTCATGTTCGGGTAGATCAGGACCCACCCGAGAAGGACATGGCCGGAAGGAGCAACGGGAGGATCCGGGACGGCAGTCACATCATAGGCGAAATTCGTCCCCTTCACGACATGGGCGAGTCCGTCAGTCCCCGCGACCACCGAATCGTAACGGAAATAAGTTGCGCTCGCGGCATCGAAACTGACGACCCCTCCGACCAGGTCCATGATGAGGTCCGTGCGGTCCATCACCAGGTCGGTGCGGTCCATCATCATCCCGACGAGGGAATAGGTCACCTCCGAGATCCTGTATGTCCCCGGGGCGACGATGGCCTTCATCGCCGCGGGATAAACGGGCGAAAGGGTGCAGCCCGTGAGGACGGCATCCCCGGGTCCGGGAGTCTCGGGCAGGGACGCCCCCGCGACCGGCGTCGGCAAGAGAAAACCATGGCCCACAATCTCGATCCGGGACTTGTTCCCCCCGGGGTGCGATATACGGACGGAGTTGCCGACCTTCAGGTATTGAGGCGTCGTCTCCCAGTTCTCCGGGTAATACGCCTTGATCTGCGTATTCGACCCCTGGATCTGCACCCAGGCGTAACGGCTCGCCGGGACCACCGAAGAAATGACGGCGTCCCTCATTTCCTTCCGTTCTTCAAACTGCTGACGGACCTTGTTCCGGATTACCTTCCCGCCGTATAGTCTCATCCGCAGACCCACCCTTCGATCTCGTCCATGAAATACCCGTCAGCGGATCCGTGAACCGCCTTCTTGAATTTGCGCCTGAGGTTCGTGACAAAAACCGTCATCACCTGTCCGCTGTAAGGATGGACGATCTGGATCGTGTCGCCTTCCTCGTCCTGGAGGTGGGCGACCTTTGTGAAAGAGAGCCTCTTTCGCTGCATCTGGGCAACCATGCCCTCGAACGCGGCCACCGTGTTGCAGTCCGTCACCGAGTAACAGAGGGGATCGTTGATGACCTTCTCGATGATGGCGCCGATTTCCGCCTGGTGCTCCTCGTCGTCCCACGAGGCCTGAACACTCCGGCGGATTTTCCCGACCGGCTGGGCGTATATCTCGTATTGAAAGTTCCCCGTCGAGGCGAGGACCATGATGCAGATGAGGAGCCCGACCTTCTCGACAAGCCTTCCGACAGGAATCGTCGGCAGACATCCCGCCGGAGCCTGAGGCGCCATGTCGGGAATCGCGCAAGCGGCAGCCCAGATCCCGAGCCCTGCAGCCAGCAGGGGAATCAGGTTCGGCGCCGAGACGGTGACGGTGCATGAGAGTTCATCCGTCGCCGACGCCGTGATGCTTTCACTAATCGACCCGGCCAGCCTGAAAGCGATGGATGTGGCCGTCTCTATGACATGGAGCCTCGGGTAACGGCACTGACGGCTGTGGTCGTCGGAATACCAGACCTGAAAGTCCTTCCGAAATCCCCACCACCCCACCGTCCCGTTCAAGCGGCCCACTGCCTCCTCTGCGAAAAGGACTTCACGGAAATCCAGCTCCTGCCCCTGCACCGTGACCCGGTTCGTGAAGTCGCTGTATCGGTCGTCGGGGGAATATTCGAAAAGTTTGGTGCTGTCACTGTAAACATGATCGACGGCAGCCACATTCGAGATCGGCCTCGCATGGGCCAGGCCGTCCACGTCGAACCGGAAATAATACCCGAAGCGGTTGCAGACCTGGTTGACGATCTCGTCGATCGTCGTGTCGAGCCACTGGTGCTGAAGCGTGATCCCCCCGGTGAACGTCGGGACGTTCATTTCTGTAACCGCAAGCCCGGCGTGGTCCTTCAGGACATCCTCGACGATGACCTTCGGGAGCGCGTTGTAAGACTCCGTCGCGTAGACATGGTGCTGGCTCCAGATGCAGCGCGCGTCCTCGGCCTCGACCTTCATGACCGGGTAATCGCCGCGCTTGAAACTGAGCGTCGTCCCGGAGACGTAAAAGGTCCCGGCGTTTTGCCAGTAGTCCGTCCCCGAGATCTTCTCGCCCCACCGCAAGGTGAGTTTGCGCCCTTTCCGGAGATAAATATTGAAAGTGCTCTGGAGGTTATAAGGATCGAACAGGTGCCCGTGGGAGACAGAGAAGGACAACTTCGCCGGCTGGCCCTCGATCGAGTGCTCCGTCGAGATCTCCCCCGTGATATACGGCGCCAGGTCGAGCTCCGTCCCGTCCTTGTCCCACTTGATGCGCTTCGCGCCGGCCCAGGTCTCATTCTGCCAGAATACGAACATCGAGGTCGGCTTGCCCGGATCCGGGACACCGACGGCCTCGTGGTCCAGATACCCCTGGACCAGGTTGTCGGCGGTCGCCCAGCTCCACGCAGCCCCTCCCCACGTCCCGACCCGGTAAGTCGACTGCTGGATGAAACCATAGATCGAGAACATGATCGCGCCCTGCCAGGCGAAGGATCCGCACGCGCCCACAAAAACGAATTCCCCGGTGCTGTCATACGAGACCGGGAAAAACTTGTGATACCCGTCCGAAGTCAGGTTCGGGACGTTCGAGTTGCTGAAAAGGTCCCAGGTCCCCGCTGCAAGGTCATAAATGGCGACCCCGTATCCGTAGGCCGAGATGATGAGCTGGTTCGTCGGCCCGGCACAGACGTTTTTCAGGGCATACTCGTCGAGCGTCGCATAGGTGGGCCTTGAATACGTGCACTCCCCGCGCGTCAGGTCGAGGATGCAGAGGCCTCGGTAATCCACCTGCGTGGCATAATACTTGAAACCCCCGTAAATCTTGTTGCCCGCATAATAGAAATTCTGCCTGATTCCCCACCGGGGGAAGTCAGGATTCGCCGCCATCGTGAAATCATAGAGGATCGCGTTCGCCGAGAGCGACATGACGGTGAGCCTGGACACCCCGCCCGAAATGACAGGAGCGCTTGAGAAAATGGCGATGTCCTCATCCGGCACGACAAGGAATCCGCCCTCGCCCACTGTTTCATTCCCCCTAAGGCCGATGGTCTGATCCTGGGTCCAGGTCGTCACGCGGCAGACGGTGTGCCAGGCATACATCACGGGGCTGCCCGATCCGGCATCGTCGAGGGAAATATAACCGAGGATGAATCCGGGCGTCGTCGCCCCATAATCAACGAGGCAGATGTAGATCCGGCGGTTAGTGGCATCCGCCTGCATCCCGCAGACATCCCAGTCCCCGGCAAGGACGCCCGAGGCCGGGAGCCCGGAGACGTTCACGGCCTTTGCGGATCCGCTTTTCCAGTAATACTCGTGGACGACGTCCGCTGCCCCCTCGAGGACGCAGACCCCGTAAATGCCGTAGGGCATCGGGATGATGTCCGAGTCATACCTCGAAATAAACGGCATCCCGAGCAATTTAGAATTGTCACAGAGGTCCGCGGGAAGCGCGGTAGGGGCCGAAGTCTCATCCCAGAATTTGTCACAGGTCCAGGTGTCGACATCGATCCGCACGATACAGGCGACATGGTTCCATCCTCCGTATGTGGTGCAGTCGACGTAGAGCTTCCGGTTGACGCTGTCAAACGAGAGGCCGGAGACCGCATCCTCCGTCGGCCATCCCGAGGCCGAGTCATCCATGTGAAGGGCGCTGACCTGCTTCGTGAACATCAGGTGCATCGAATTTGCGATCTTCTGGAGGGCGAAGGGGTGCTTCGCAATTTCCGAATAGGTGTCGTAGTTCGTGAATTTCTGGGCCGCCCCCCAGTTGGCGCCGCTGTCAGCAGACACGGAATAATAGACGTTCGACAACTCCTCCCCGTTCGGTCCGGTGGATTCCACGGCGTAAAACCATAACCAGATGTCCCCGGTCGTAAGCTTCAAGAGGGAGGGATCGCCGAGCTTCCAGGTCGAGGTAAGCCCGGCGATTGAGAGGGCAGATTCACCGGACCATGTCGCGAAGTCGCTCGAGGTCCGTTTGTAAATGTAATAATCGGTCCCGGATATTTTCCCGTAGACAAGGAGGTAGTCATTCGTGCCCTTCGTGAGGACGAAAAGATCCGAGGTAAAAGTGTCGTGGCTGTAAGAGGCGATCTCGGAATCGGAAACGGCAACCCCGGCCACCGTGTAGATCCTCCGGATGAGCCGATAAACATGGCCCGACTTGTCATTGACCAGGAGGACCATCCCGATGTTGCCGCCAGTCATCTCGCAGATCGAGACGGCCTCGATTTGGCTGCTGACAAGAGAATAAAGGTCAAGCGTGACGGTGGAAAAAGCGGTCCTGTCCGTATCCGTGTAAACGAATTTGATCTGGCTTCTCGTGTCCGTATCCGCGATGTAGGCCAGGATGAGGCGCCCGGTGGAATGGGCGATGACGGAAGGCCCGTATTCATCAAAGGCCTCTCCGGTCAGGCGCGTCCCGTCAAAAGGAATGTCGGGGACCTGCGGAGACGAAATGATTTCAGCCAGGGGGTGCCTGCTCTGCAATACCTGCGCGGCTGCCAATGTCGGATCCAATGACAGGGCCATCTAAACCTCACTCATGATCAAAAGCGTGAGCCGGACATCCTTCCGGTATCCCGCATCATCCGCCACACTCGGCGTAATATGATATTTGCCGTCCAGCCCGATAATCTCAACGTTGTATGTTTTCGAGGAGCCGTCCTCGGGATTGAACACGACGGCCTCATCCGCATCCACAAGGGCCTCGAGGTCCGTGAAGTCATTGATCGTCATGAAAGGCCAGCTGAGCTCGATCGTCTTTCCGATAATCGAAGATCCCCAGGAAAACAGCGCGACGCTCGAATAAGTCTCCTTGACCGCGGTGACCCGGTCCTTCTTGATGACGGTCATCTCAGACGGATTGCGTGAAAAAGTCAGGGTTCCGAGAACCATTTTTGCCATCACGACCACCTCTTGACGACCCGCTGGACGGTCGCCTCAATCTCCTGTCTCAGTTCCTGCGCCTGCTTCGCGCCCCCCACGCCCCCGAGGTTGACCGGGACATTGATCGTCGTGCCCCCGCCAGCCCCGGCAATAGCTTTCATCTGCCCGGGCGTGAGGACCGACTCATCCCTCCGGATGATCGCGGCCATCTCGTCCGGCTTCAGGATAACCCCGTCGTGAAACCTCGGCGCCCCGGCAAAGATCCAGGAGGGGACCCTCTTGCTCATCCCGGTCGATTCGTAAGGCCCGCGGCCCCGGTGCGCAAAAGGAGAATCAAATTCATCCAACGGCAAACCGCCTCCGCCGCCTCCGAGCAGGCTCATCCCCATACTGGCAAGACCGGACAGGCCGGACACCGAGAAGTCGAGAAGCGAGTCCGTGACCTTCCGGCTCAAGGCATCCGAAAGCGAACGCGCAAGGCCCCGGGCAAACTGCTTCCAGTAGTCCTCAAAATCCTTCATCTCCCCCACCATAAAGTCGAAGAAAAAGTCGCTCATGGTGTTCTGCATCCCCCCGGCCATCTCCTCCCACATGCCCGCCACCTCCTCGCAAAAGGTTTTCGACTCGGCCTGCATGATCTCGTTCTGGAGCCTTATCGCCTCCGTGACGCTGTCCGTCTGCGAGATCCGGAATTTATTGAGCTCGATGACATGCTGTTTGACCTGCTCGTTTTTCCAGAGCTCGATATGCTCCTCCTCGACCCCGGCATCCCTCATCTGCTGGATCTTCCGGTCAAGCTGCTCCTGCCAGAATTGCTCGTATTGCCCCCCGGCATACATCCCGACCTCGCCATAGGCCTGCTCTTTCATCCTCTGGTTGACGAGCTCCTTCTCCAGGGGAAGGAGGAGACCCATGAGCTCAAGCCTTTTCTGGAGGGCCGTGTATTGGTTCCAGAGGGCGATCGATTCCTTGTCGAGCGCATCACCCTCCGCCTCATAAGCCGGGACCGTTTTCTGGAGCATGGTCTGGACATTTTTGAGCTGGAGCTCGAGCATCTTCCTTTCAGACTCCTGGAATCTCTCCAGGGCGTCCATCTCGTTCGCCCGCCCCAGTTCCTTCATCGCCTCCATGACCCTCGTCTCGTAGCGGTCCTGGATCTCCATCTCCTTTACGATCCGGTCCTCCTCGGCCTTGAGGATCTCCATCTCGTTTTTCTTGATCTCCTCGGCGCGCCTCATGAGGTTCTCCCGGAGTTTCTGCGCCTCCTGCTCGGCCTTCTCAGCCTGCTCCTCGCGGATCTTCTTGATCTGCGCGGCAGCCCAGGCCTCGACCTTGACCTTATCGGCACCGGCAGCAAGGTATTTTTGCTTTTCCCGTTCGATGAATTTTTCCTTCGTGAGGGTGAGCTTCTCCGTCTCCTCCACGAGCTTCTCGTTCAGCTTCTTGACCTCCTCCTCCTCTTTCTTCCTCGTATCCTGGACATACTTGAGATCCTGCTTCGCCTGCTTCATGAAGAACATTTCCTGTCCGCCGGGGGTCGTGACCTTCTCGAGGCCCGTCGGCATCCTGCGGACGGCGCCGGTCTTGTCGGTGACCTCCTTATACTGGCCCGCCTTGATCTCCTCCGGCCTCGCGACCCGGAATCCCTGCTCCATCATCGCGAGTTTCTGAAGCATCCTCTCGTTCTCGAGGTAGCGTTTCTCGAACATCTCGTTCCACTTCTTCATCGTGTCACTCTGGCCGAATGACAGGATGTAACCGAGGGCCGTCAGCGACCCCCCGACCTTGTCGATCAGCATCGCGAGACGGTGGAAGTCGGCGATGATCTCGTATATCCCGGCCTTGATGTTCCGCATCCCCTCGATGAATTCCGGGTTCCACTCGATCTTTCCGGTCTCCTCGTTAAGGGAGATCATGTCCTCCGTGAGCTCGATCATCCACTGCTTGATATACAGAAAGAGAGGCTCAGCCACCATGCCCCCGGCCTGGAGGGCGATGTCCTTCATGTTCGACCACAATCCCGCCCAGGTTCGCTGAGTCTCGATCCCGGCGGTCTTGTAAGCCGCGAGTTTTTCCATCAGGAAATTGAAAAGCGTATCGGCATTCTGGCTATGCTCCCGGATGTCCTCATTTCTCAGCCCCAGGACAACGCCGATCCGGGAGGTGCGCGGGTTGATGGTCCCCATGAGGAGGGAACGGGTCTCCTCGGCCAGCTGGTCAAGGGAAAGGCCGATCGCGCCGGCAGCCTGGACCATCGCGACGGTGAATTCCTTTGCCATGTCCGGATTGAAACCCTTGCTCATGGCAACCGGCAACGTCACCATGTAGGCATTGACAAGCTGGTCCAGGGTCGCGATCGTCTGGAGGTTCGCGGCTTGCAGCTGGGCCATCATGCCCGCGGAGGCCTGCTGCGCGGCCTTCAGGCCGGCAGACCCCTCAAGGACCTTCCCGGTCGTCTGGTCGATATACTGGCCGTTGAGCAAAAAGGAGGTCGCGATCCCGAGCTGGTAGGATTCGATCTGCCCCAGGTATCGCATGGAGGATCCGAACACTTTGTCGAATGCCATGTAGGTGCCGATGATGGCCGTCGTGATCCCGATCCAATGCTTCCGCATTGCAGCCAGGACCCCGTTGACCTCATGGGCCTGTTTCTTCATCGGGTCGAAGTCCATCTTCCGGCGAAGGGCCTCAACCTCTTTCCTTGAAAGACCGATGGACCTCGTCAAACTTTCCACAGAGTCCCGGGCCTGTCTCGTCCCCATGCCCTTCATCATCCGGGACTCGAATTGCTTGATCTCCTTCTCTGTGAGCTTCGTCTCCAGGCCGAGGTTCTTGAGGTCTTTCCTCATGTTCGCGAGGGCGACCTCGGCCTCCTTGACATCGATTCTAAACTTTACGCCTGGCATCGTCTTTCTCCTGGGAAACCTTTTCCCTCTGTCTTTCGAGGATCCTCGGCAGCAACCTTCTTTCGATCACGAGGACCTTCTCGAAATCTTCAACGGTCCCGTTAAAGACTTGACAGAGCCGGAGGACCGATTCCGTCGTAATGGGCAGGGGGGACGAAAATCCGTAAGGCCGATCGAATTCAGAACATATCGACCAGATCCTCCACGCCAGCCGGTTGTCCTCGTCGAGCTCCGGCTTTTCACATTCTCCGCAGGGCGGATCGCCATGATAGAGGTCCCGGCAGACCTCGCAGCTTACGACCTGGTCCTGCCCGTTCCAGTCCGCCCAGCTTTCGAGTTTTTTATGAGATCTTCCAACCTCTTGCCCTCAAGCTCCGACAAGGCATCCACCTCGTCCAGGATCCGGTCGATAAAGGCCGGATTGCAGACATAGAGGATCTCCTTGTTCTCGTCGGTGCAAAGGATCGGCTTCCCGTCCTCGTCCTCAATCCCCTTCCAGTCCAGGATGCACTTCTTGATCTTCGAGATCTTGAACCGGTAGAGGTTGACGTTCTTGAACCGCTGTCCCTGGTCCCACTCGACCTCGTGGGCCAGTTCAAGGACTTCGTGAGCGTCCTTCGGGCTCATGGGGACAACCTGGACTTTGGCCTCCCCTTCACCCTCCTTGATAGTGATCCAGACGGGCTCCTTTTTCGTCCTGAGCTTCATAAAAACCTCCTTTAGGTTTGGTTAAGGGAAAAGCCCGGAAAGCAGCCGGGACAACTGCCTTTTCGGTTCGCGTCACCTATCCGGGCCCTTTCGTCATTTCAGCAAATGCTGAAACATTCAAATTAGTGGAAGACGATCTCGCAGCTGTCCTCCCCGACCGTGCCGAGGGCCTTAAAGGGAATCGTGAGCTCCACGGCAGGAGGCGCGAAGTTGATCGCGGGGACCTCCAGGATACAGCGCTTGAGATACATTTCCATTGTGTAGCCGTCATCGTTGCCGAAACGGATGTGCACCGGCACCTCCGACCCGTCATAACCGTCCTTGAAATACTTCGCATCGGTTTTCCGGAAATAGAGAGACATCGTGCTGGAGATGTTTCTCCGGTCCTCGATGTAATCCTCCGGATATTCCGCGCCGATCTCGTCCTCGATGTATTTCTTCGGAAGGTCCAGGGTGAGCTCCATCGACTTCAGGCGGGACTCAACCCCGTTGACTTTGACCGTCGTGTATCGGTTCTCGATGGGATCCCCGATGGCGGTCCCGGTCGGCAGATAACCGGCAACCTCGTCGTCCGTCGCCCAGGTCTGCCCGCAGGCAGCCGAGAGGCTCAGGGTGTTCGTGGACACGGTGTTGATCGTCCAGCCGGACCCCGCGTTCGTGAGGCTTTGAGTCTTGTTGTAAATGACCATCCCGGCCTTGAACAGCTTGCCGTCATCGACCACAAGCTGGGTCGCCGCCGTCCCCGCGCTCGCCGCGAGAGGCGAAGTCCCGGCCCAATACATGTTCATGCCCTGGCCGGTAAGGGTCACCTTGAGGGCGCCCTCGTTCGTCACACCGAACACGGCCCGGTTGACCGTCGCGCCAGTAAGAGCCTGGATAAAATGGTCCGTCTCGACCCAGATCGTGAGGCTCGGCGCCGTGATCGCCTGCTTGTAAAAAACAGACGAAAGGGCAACGTCCACATTGTCAAGGTGCGCCGTCGCCGCCGCGGATCCGTAACCCCTCGTGCAATTAAGGAGTGTCGCAGCGGTGGATCCGGCCTGCGTGATCCCCTCGTAGCGGATCTGCTCCGTTCCAATGGTAATGACCCCGACATTCGGAAGTGTCCCCCCGGCGATCCCGTCGACGACCGCGGTCGCAGCCGAAGCCGAAATGCCCCCCGACAGGGACGCCGTCGTCGCGGCATTTTCCGCACCCATCAGGGAATAAAAGGCATCCATCCCCTGGGGCTTATTCCCCACCGTCCCGGAAGGCCGCACATACATCGGCACCTCCCAGTCCCCGGCAGGGACCGCATTCTGGAATTGATCGAGCAAGTCCAGAGTATTCGAAAGCTCCTCGGAATCGACGAAAGCCGGATTCTGGTTGATCATGGCATTACCGGCCGGACGGACAAAGTCGCCCGTCGCGCTCGGCCAGGCCAATGTGCCGGCCACCGATTCCAGGGCGATGAAAACCCTCTGCTTCCTCGAGAGTCCTATTTGAGATGTTGCGCTCATGATTTCATCCTCCTGTGTTTTATTCTCCGATCCAGGCGTGGAAATTTATCCGCACCATAACCCGATAATACCCGTCAACGATTCCGACCACGCTCGTCGAGGGATCATCAAAAATAACATCATCCGCTTCGGCCCGGCGAAAGGCCGTCTCGAGTCGCCCCGCGTATTCCATCGCGGTCCTGTATCCCCCGTCCGGGAGAACATTTATATTGACCTGGAACACCCCGGTCCGGAGTCCCACCCCGTCCACCCCGAGCTCGCCCGGGTAGGTGTCCCCCATCACAATCACAGGCTCAATCCACGGCCCCCCCGGGGCATCATAGGATCGATTCAGACCGGCGATAGGCGTCGCCGTCGCCCATGTAGTATAGAGCCTCGTTAAAATCGCCGCATAGACCTCTGTGGGCGTCATGTCGTCCCCTTCCAGTATTTGCTCTTTGCCACCTCGGCATTGAATATCTGGTTCATCTGGGCAAGCGCCACGTTGTAAACCCCCGCCGCGGCCTGTAATGCAGAATGGCCCTCCTCGATCCGGTAGGCATAAGGGACATTGTTGAAAAGCCAGATCGAGCCATCCCCGGGCCTCCACGTCCAGGCCACGCTGTTATCCTTCGCCTTCGCATTCGCCCAGGTCTCAGCCGCAGCCTTGTCCTGCTTCGACTTGTAAGGCGACTTGATGACCCCCTCACCCTCCCCCGGCTCGCTGTTCGCGATCTGATGACTGGCCCGGTAGGTCCCCGTATCAACCGGAGACTCCTTGACGATCTTCGTGAAGGTCTTAAGGACCGTCGCCCGGATCAGCTGCGAGAGATCCGCATTGATGCTGGCAGCCAGGACATTGAGCAGCTTGTTGAATTCGTCGGCGTTTTTTGCCAGCTTGTCGATATTAGTCGCCATCCATGACCTTCTTCTTTTTCCTCAAGAGCTCGGTGCATTTCTCGTCCCTGGCCTTCAAGACCAGGATCTCCGCCTTCGCGGCACTGAGCTCATCCTGCGTTTTCTTCAGTTCCGATAAGGAAGCATTGAGCTCGTTCGTGACCCTCATGAGTTTCTGGACGACCTTTTCCATTCGCATATTACCCCCTCACGTGGACTCGATAGAATATCGGCGTCCCCCCGGGTGTCAGGGGGACGATGGAAATCGGATTCCATACCTTCGTCCCGTATATGACCCGGACATATCCCTGCTCGTCGAGAGCCGGGAGATCCTTCGCCGGGATAATAACGAGTTTATCACCCACCTGGATCAGCGTCTGGTCGATGTCCCTCTCCTTGAAATCCGTAATAAGCGCCTTGCAGGAATAGTCCACACTGACCTCGGTATAACTATCAGAAGCCGCGCTATACCCGGACCTTGTCGTCACCCGGACGGTGACGTCGGCCCCGTATTTCGCGATCATCGAATCAGCCCTGTCCTGCCACAGCGTCCAGTCCATGCAACCTCTCAAACAGCTTCAAGTAACACTTCACAGAGCAGACAATATATGTGCTCCGGTTATAGATAATCCGCGAGACCTCCAGGCTCTCCGGCCCTGAATACTTCCCGCATACGTCGCAGAAACCATGAACGAGGCAGTAGGTCTCCTCTCCCATCAGGTCCTCTCGACTTCGGAGAAAGCGCTGTCAGCCAAAAGCCCCTTGAGATACCCGTTGATCGCCGCGAAGACCTTGTCGGAATTCGTCGAGCTCCCGAAATACTCGATCTCGATGACATCGATCTTCTCCCTCTTGACCCCTCCCGTCCTCGTCGCCTGGAGGGTGCCGGAAGACACCGACTCCTCGTAAGCGGCCCGGGCAACGGCCCGGAGGAGGTTCGCCGGGATCGCGTCATCCTCGATGGCATAGCCGTCCTCGTCATAGGCCCCATCCCTCGGCCACTTGAGGGACTGGTCTGCGTCGGACTTATAGCCCTTGAAGGAGAGGGACTCGATATAGGCCATCCCCCTGAGGATCGCCGCCTCCCGCGCCGTCGTGGAACACGACGCCCAGGAGGTAAGCCCCAGGTCGGAGCAGAAAGTGTCCACGTAGGACAGGGACGCGTAAGTGTTCGCGCCATCCACAATGGATCCATCTTCTTCGATCAATGCCATAGCTCACCTCACCTGCTTTTCGGGGGCGCCCCGATGGTTTTCGCGTCCTTGTAAATAATCTTGTCCTCAGGACGCCTCTCCGGCTTCTTCTTTTCCGCCGGCTCAACCGGATCCGGCGCCTTTCTGACCCTTTTGATGTCGACATCCCGCCCCGCAACCTCACCCTTCGGCTCGAGGGTATATTTACCGGTCGCCAGGGCATCCTTCACATCAATGGCGTGAGTGATGTTGACGGGTTCCCCCGTATCCTTCCTAAATATGATAAATGCCATTGTCTCCTCCTTTCACTGGTTCACGGCCGCCTTGCCGTTTTCTTGCTTTTCAGGCCCCAGGTCCATCCTGATCGGGATCTCAAGCCTCCCCAGGCACTTCTGGACGGTCTCCAGGATATTATTTTTGAACCCGGCATCCTCCACCCCCAGGCCTTCCCCGAGACGCTTCAAATGGCCCATTCCGGCCTCAAAATGGGTGACGGCAAGCGCCCCCCTGATCCATGCCAGGGACCGGGGTTTTGCCGTATAGGTGAACCTCTTGCCCTTCAGCATGGGATTTTTCCGGTAGGCGTCATAAACCTTGAAGTAGTTGTTCGCCCCCTGGAACACCATGTTCGTGTCCCGGACATTGAGGCCGAGCTCGACAAGGCCGAAGTTGAGGTCAATGTCGTCGGGGATCCGGGCAAGACCCTCCCTGAGCCACCTGCCCGCCTTGTCGAATTGCCCCATCTCCATCGAGCACTTCGCCAGGGTGTAGTAAATGGCATCATGGCCGCTTCCGTTTCCGCCTCCCCACCCCTCGAGGTATTTCTCCCCGAATTCGGCGGCCTCCTTCAGCTTCCCGGAGTCCGCGTAAATCTGAGAGAGGTAAAAATAGCAGTCGAAGTCGCCGGGATTCTTTTCAAGCCTCGCAAAAAGCAGCCCGGACGTCCTTTCAAATTTCGCCTGTTTCTGCTCCGGCGTCAGGTCATAGCCGTAATGCAAGACCTCCATGATATCCGTGAAGATCCCGGCATTCCCGGGAAGGACAGGCCGGTTGTGGACGATCCCCTCATAACGGACCCTCCCCTTGCGGAAGATCCTGGCCGTCTGAAACTCCATGGCCACCGTCCCCTTCTGGATGTCCCTGGCCGTTATGATCACGGCATTGAATTCATCCGGAAGGGACTTGAGAAACTCCTTGAGTTTCGAAACAGGACCCCGCAGGACAATCTCCTCATCAGCATCCACAATAAAGATAAAGTCCCCGGAGGCATAGGAGATCGACTGGTTGCGGTGCAGGGAAAAGTCATTCTCCCAGGGGTGCTCATAAACCTTCGCGCCATATCGCCTCGCGATCTCCATCGTCCGGTCCGTGGATCCGGTGTCGACCAGTATGATCTCGTCGACGATCGGCTTGACGGACTTGAGGCAGCGCTCGAGGTTCTTTTCCTCGTTCTTGACCATCATACAGGCCGAAATGCGGATTCTCTTGTTCAGCATCGCGCACCTCCGATCCCTTCCATCCGGTATTCAACAGGCTTCTCCGGATCCAGGAGAGGGACGACCGTCACCTGCGCCGGGAGCCTCATCTGCGGGACGACGGTCATGACCTGGTCGACCAGCTTCTTGCGGTAATCGTCATCGAGCATCGGAAGGACGTTGTGAATGACCTCGAAGGCCGCCGACGCCTGGTAAAGACCGGCAGCCGCCAGGGTGTAGGCCGCGAACGCGACATATTTCGGCCCGTAGGTGTGAATGAATTTCATCCCCATCAGGCTCGGGTCCTTCTGGTATCTCTCGAAAAGCCGGATGTATTCATGGGCGCAATTCTGCGCGAGGCGGTGATCGACGACCATGTTCCCCAGCTTGATCCCGACAAACCAGATGTCGAGGTAATCAGGAAAGGCCCTCGACCCCTCGAGGATATACTTCCGCGCGAGACCCGGATCCTTCTTCTCCTCGATGGCGATATTCGCCAGGGTGAAGAAGATCGTCGGGTTGAAACCCTTGCCGATCTTTTCCCTGAAGGAGATATACTGGTCCCCGTATTTGATCGCCTCATCATAAAAGCCGTAGTCGGCATAAAGCTCCGAGATCTGCATGAGCATCTGGTAGTCGGTCGGAGTCTCGCGGAGGACCTCCTCCATGAGGGCTTTCGACCTCTCGAATTTCTTCATCCGGACAGGGGATTCCCGGTCATAACCGTAATGCTTCAGCTCGATTCCCGGAAGGAGGATGCAGTCAGGCTCGCCGACAATGCGGTTGTGGACCCGGCCATGGTAGGCGACCGTCCCGCGCTTGAAGAACCGGGGATGAAGGAGCTGGGAGACGGCTTCGCCCTGGTTGTAATTGACAAGCATGACGGCAGCGGTGTCGTGGGTTTTCCCGACATCGCCCAGGGCGCGTTTCAGGTCGAATCCCGGCGGGACAACGAGCTCCTCATCGGCATCGATGACAAGGATCCAGTCGCCGGAACAATACCCGATCGACTGGTTGCGGTGCTTCGAGAAATCGTTTTCCCAGGGATGGTTATAGACGACGGCACCGAAGGATCGGGCAATCTCGACCGTCCGATCCTTCGAGCCGGTGTCAACGACGATGATCTCGTCCACTACATCCCGGATAGCGGAGAGGCATCTTTCAAGGTTCGCCTCCTCGTCCCTCACCATCATCGCGGCAGATAGACGAGTGGCGTTGCGTCCCGGATTATTCATTATCCACCCCCTTCCGCCTATTCCATTTTGGAAAGGAAGGCCGAATAGGTGATGGTCTTGCTCGCCTGCGTTCCGATGACGTAGGTATAGAGCCGGACGTATCTCTGGAGCCGGCCGTCATACCAGTTCGTGAACGGCAGAAGGTAACGGCCCGTCGACCCCACCGTGTTGGTCCCCGTGTAGGGCAGCGCGGAGGTGATCTTCGTTCCGAGCGAGAGCCTCGCCAGCTGGACATACTCGGTGAATGTCGTAGTGTTCGAGGCCTGGAGCACGATCTGGAAGACGGTCAAGGACGCGGCCACAAGGGTGATCGCGCTGACGTCAACCACGAGCATCCCCTTGACGAACCCGGCACCCAGGTCGATATATTCCGCAAGGGCCGTCGCAGCCGCAGAGGCTGTAACGGCAGCGGATTCCTTCAGGTTGAGGAGATCGTCGAAAATAAACTGTCGGTTATCCATTTTGATCCTCCTGTTTCAAAAAAGGTTATGTGAAGCGGGAGACCTCAATCCCCCGCCAGGGTTTACGCGGTCACGACGCCATCCTTGAAGCCCCAGAGGCGGGAAGCGGCCTTGAAGCGGAATACCGCGAGGGTGATATACCACTCGATCCTCGTCCGGTAGACCGGCTGCGTGTCGATCTCGCCAAGGTCACGGACATCCATCTCGCCGTTCTGGATCCCGACCACGCCCGTCTCATTGAAAGAGACGGCATAAACCGAGGATCCCACGGACCCGGCAGCCACGTCCGTCTCGTCGAAGGCCATGATGTCGTCGTTGTTGTTGTCCTTGTCGGCGATGAGGATCGGGAGGTCGTTATACTTCGTCACCCGGCGCCCGAAGGCATCGACGTCCCAGGTAATGAATCCGCCGACCGTGTAGGTCCTCGCGGCCACAGTCAGCCTGCGCCTCATCGTCTTGTTCATGATGAGGTGGGTCGGATCCTCACAGGCATCGATCGCCTCATCGAGCTTGACCAAAGAAAGGGGCGTCGCGGACGAGGCATGGTTGGCGATCAAGAGGCTCGAATCAGTGACCCTCGCCTGGAGGCCGTCAAACCCTTTCGGATCCGAGGTCGTGTCGCCCTTGATGATCTGCTTCGTCATGGCCAGGGAAAGGGCCTTGATCTTCATGGCCTCCTGGGTGCTCCTCTGGTCCGGCCCGCCGGTGTCGACCAGGAATTTGTCGACGTCGACGTCCCCGCCGGCAATCGTCAGCCTTTCGGTGATCGGGTCCACCTTGCCGGCGCCCTCGGTGTAGGCCTCGTTGACCCCGCGGAATCCAACAGTCGGCAGGGTCTTTTCGCGGTTAAATGCCAGGGCATTGCCCGTGATGCTTTCGAAGGGTATATACTGAAGGACGTCCGAGCTCCTCGCATAGAGCTCCATGATGGCAGCCTTCAGGGACTCATCCCTCCCGAGAGCAATCTTCGCGGCTTCAATCAATGTGAGTGCCATGCTGTGTTTCCTCCTGTGTTAGATTTTGGCTGCAAAACAAAAAAATCCCGGACGACAAACCTTCAAGGTCTATCCCTCCGGGACTGTTCTTCGGGCCCCCGGCCCGCTAAACCTATGAGACCCCGGGATCCCCGATCCCGTGGCCCCCCTTAATTCCTGATGTGCTTCGGGTTGCTGTATTCGGAGGATCCGAACGGCCCCGCCACTCGGATCCCCTCCCCCATTACCGGACTACGCGGTGACTCGCTATCTTGAGGCCTGTTCCCTGGCCTGTTTCAGTTTCTCGGTCGGAGACAGGTTTTTCCACTGCTCCGGATCTATCTTCCCGCCCCGGGGACCCTTTCCGTCGGCCCCCTTCGTGCCCGTCCCCTTCGTTTCCTCGAAAAGGTGCGGTGCGGTCTTGACCAGGTTCTCGGCATACTCGGGAAAAGTCAGGAGGCTCTTGCCATCCTTCCCGTAAAGGAGCTTGTCGCCCATCTTCGGGACCGGCTCCCCGTTCTCCATGATCCAGGTCGCCTTCGCCCGTCCCATGATGTCGTCGATGGCATCCTTCTTCGGGACAGCATACTGGTTGACGGCCTTCATGACCTCGCCCTCGATCAGGACCTTCGCCAGCTTCGAGGTCAGGGTCTCCCTGTCAGCTGTCAACTCCTTCACGGTCTTTTCCAGGGCCTCAGTCCGGGCCTGGAAGTCGGCCCTCATCCTCTCGGTCCTCTGGTTGACCACCTCGTCGAGCTTCCCGGCATCGATGAGCTTCTTCTCATCGAGAGACTGGAGCTTCTTCTTCATGGCCTCATATTCGTCAGGGTCCAGGCCGGCCAGTTTCTTCTCGAGCTCCTCCTTCTCCTTTTTGAGTTTGATGTTATTGAGGCGGAATTCATCGAGTTTGGCCTTCGCCTCCCCGTCGTCCTCCACCTCCAGGTGATACTTGCCATCCGCGCCCTTTTTGTAAAGGGACTTGACCTCCTCCGGGAGGTCGTCAATGGACTCAATAGTCCGTTTCAATGGGGGCATATAACCTCCTCCTTTCTGGTTGTAAAAGAGTAATGATTATTCATAGTTCGACTAAAGGATACAGAAATCATGCCGTTTGTCAAGTATTTTATAAAAAAAAAGTTTAAAAAAAGTTAAAAAAAGACTGGACTTTTAGTCAATTTATGACGATAATGATATTAAACAATATCAAATGTAAACTACCCCGCAGCAAGCTGACGGGGCATTGTCCCTGAACTTTTAGAATTCGAGACCATTGGCGAGTTTACGGTCGCCCTGGCGGCAATGTTCACCGCCGCATTGTAATCAGCGTTAGCAGAGAAACCGCACTGATTACAGGTGAAATTGGATTGAGATTTACGATTGGATTTAGAAATATGACCGCATTGAGAACAAGTTTGGCTGGTATATTTTGGATCAACGAAAAAAACTGGAACGCCAGCGAGCTTAGCTTTGTAGACAATTTTGGCTCTCAAATCATAGAACGCCCAATTAGCATGTCTTGCTCTCTGCGAGCGTCTAACAACAGTTGCCTCACGGATACCGCTCAAATTTTCAAGAGCGATAGCCCGTTGAGTGCCTTGTGCTTTTTCTACAAGACGTTTGCTAATCAGATGGTTAGTGTGAGATTGAAATCTGGATTGCTTTCCAGAGATTTTCTTAAGTTTGCGCTTTGCGGATTTAGTTCCTTTCTTTTGCAGGTTCTTACGGCGATGCTCAAATTTATGGCGGTTTTCATCAATAGCCTTACCGCTGAATTGTTCACCGTCGCTGTCAGAAGCGATATTTACAATACCGAGATCAACACCTATCATCCCGTCAACATCAATTTGTTTAGCCTCTTCAACTTCACAGGACACAAACAGATAGAATTTATCTTTTATATAACACAAATCACTTTCTCCCCGTTGACCACTCAACAGCTCAAGCTGACGTTTGCCAGCAGAGAATGGGATATGCTGTCGACCGTCAATCGTCCAGATGGATACCTCTTTATGTTCAAGGTTGAAAGAAAGGATGCGGTTGTCAAAAGCGATTGCCCCATGTTGTTTAAAGAAGTGCTTCGTCTTGCGGTCAATCTTATAGGCATTAGCTACTTTGGAGATACATCTGATAACTACCTGAGCAGAAAGTTGAAACGTGTCCCTAACTTCCCGATAAACCATTTTGTGCAAAGGAAACTGACTGAACACATTAATTTCCCACGCCCAATTACTGATATAATTACAAGCGGCATTCGCTGTCTCAACAGTTTTGAGAAGGGCTTGCGCTTGTTCAGGCGTAGGCAGGAGCTTAATTTGTGCAGTCAATTTCATACCTTCAGTATATCACAAACTCAATCATTTGACAAGAGAGGAGGTGGCGCTTCCTCCCCGCTGCAAGCAAGCGGGGTATCCGCGCTACAATTTTTATGACTAAGGAGACAAAAAGATGGAACAGTTGATGGCAGCGGCAATAAAAAAGCCGCCCGCCGGCGGGCCCGGAGGGGTTTTAACCGGCAGGCGGCCATCTTCCCCCGGACGGAGGTTTGAGCAGTTTCTGAATAATTGACTTTTCTTCCTTAAACCTGAACAAACCATTTGACAAGGAGGAGACACAAAAGTTATGAAAATTGTTTGTGCTTGGTGCAAAGAAGATATGGGCAAGCGGGGTGAGGGACACGAAATCTCACACGGGATATGCCGAACCTGCAAGAACGTGCTGATGAAGAGTCTGAGGCGGTCGCAAGCGCAAGGAAAACTCCGATGCAGAGAGCGCATAAGGTTCGATTGAATCCAACGCCGGAACAGGAGAAATATCTGCGCCAGGCTTGTGGGACGGCGAGATTTGTTTTTAACTGGGGCCTGGCTGAATGGCAACGTCAATACGAATCTGGGGAGAGGCCATCGGCTTATATTCTGAAAAAGCAATTCAACGCCATTCGACGCGAACAGTTTTCCTGGTCTTATGAAGTAACCAAGTGTGCGGTTGATACCGGTTTCCGCAACCTTGATAATGCCTTCAGAAACTTCTTTCGGCGGTGCAAAAACGGAGATAGCAAAAAGGGCTATCCCAAATTCAAATCTAAGAAGCGGTCAAAGTTATCTTTCAGAATGGACGGGTCACGGGTTAGCACCGATGGTCATTGGCTCAAGTTGGAAAAGCTAAATGAACCAATCAATATGGCAGAAGAACTGCGATTTGATGGCGAGATTAAGTCGGTTACGATCTCCGAAGATGCAGGTTGTTGGTATGCCGCTATCAACGTAGAGGTAGGGCCGCCAGGACACAAGCATCTGCAAAAGTCGGTTGGGGTAGACTTAGGCGTGAAGACGTTAGCTGTTCTGAGTGATGGGAGAGAGTTTGAAAACCAAAAGCTCTTGAGATCAGAACTTAGAAAGCTAAGGCGCTTGAATCGTGAGCTATCTCGCCGTCAAGAGGGAAGCGGTAGATGGAATCGCGCTAAACGAAAGCTGGCAAGGTTTCACCGGCAGATAGCAAACCGACGATTAGACTACCAGCACAAGATGACTACCGAGATTGCGAAAACCTACCGAATTGTTGGCGTAGAAGATCTCAACGTGGCAGGAATGTTACGCAACCATCGCATGGCTCTGTCAATCGCAGATGCCGGATTTGGTGAGATCAAGCGACAGTTGCAATACAAGGCGGAATGGTTCGGCGGTGAATTGGTAGAGGTTGACCGCTTCTTCCCATCCAGTCGGTTATGTCCGATGTGTGGGGCAATTAAAGATGACCAAACGTTGAATGATCGAATATTTGTTTGCGAGTGTGGTCACTTCGCAGATAGAGATCGGAATGCTGCTCAAAACATTGAGCGGCAAGCATTGAAGATGTTCGCCGGAGTGGGTTCACGGAGAACTGAAACGCACGTGGAGCAGATGTTAGACTCGCAAGAGCAATCTGTGATGAAACGTGAAAATATGGCTGAAGAAAGGCGGCCTTCCAACCCTGCTGTGGTTTAGGCGGGTTTGGTAAACCAGCATCACAAAATCGATCACGTCCCCGTAGCGATGGCAGCCGAAGCAGTAGAATTTCTGCCGCTCGACGTTCACCTTGAAGGAGGGCGTCCTTTCCTTGTGGAGGGGGCAGCAGCCCCAGAGATCCTTGCCGCGGCGCTTGAGCTCGACGCTCTCACGCTCGAGGACCTCCACGATTTATTCACTTCCGATCTTTTTTCTCAGCTCCTCCAGCGTCAAGGGCCGTCCGTTCTGGTGGACCATGTCGGCCATGCCGATCTTGCCCTTCCTCCACAGATCCCATCGGGTTTCGCCTAACACTTCTTTCTGGATCCTCTCGCTTTGCGTCTTTAACCATTCTTCATAAGTGATCTTGTCACTCACCTGCCCATTCATCGAGGCCCGGGTGCCGGGGTCCATGGCCTCGAGTGCCGCGCGCTTCTCCTCGGAGAGATCCCCTCCGGCGAGCTCGGCATAGGACTTGATGATCGGGACCAGGGTCGATCTGCATTGCCAGTGAAAAGGCGGTCCGGGGGGCAGGGGCGGGCCGTCATCATCCAGGGGTTGCCTTTCAAGGTCGAAGATCCTGCCGTCCAGGGCCCTGCAAAGAGGCGTCGTCCTGGTGTCCAGGGTGGCGACCACCTGGAGACCCTTGATGACGTCGGCATTCTGGTCGTAAATCGCCCGCCGGACCGTCTGGGCGACCTGCATGACGGAAGTCCTCACAAGCGCCGCGGCCTCATGGTAGGCGACATTCATCACCCCCGGATGGTAGGCCCCGGTCGCGCTCTTGTATCCCCGGATCCTCCGGATGAGATCCCCCACGGCCTCCCCGCGGACCAGGCCGAGCTCGATCTGCTCCATGCCCTGGTTGATGGCCTTCTCCATCTTCTGCTGGTAGGCAAGGGGCTTCTCCGCCCACCATTTCCCGATCACCTGGCCCTGGATCATCGTCTGCGTGGCGATGGCCTCGAGGTTCTCCGGTGTCAAATTCACATCAAACAAATTGACACCGAACGCCCGGTTCGCGCTCGCCACCGTATAGTCCTTCTGGAAGGAGGCCAGCTTGAGCATCTCCGCCTTCGTGACATCCCCGACCTTCTGGTAATGGTCCTCCAGGATCTCCCCGATCTGCGCCTTCAAGTTCTGGAGCCTTTTCTTCTTCCACTCCGTCAGAGGCACGACCGTCGGATCGTTGTCCAGGAGGGTCTTGCAGATCTCCGTCTGCGCCCTCTCCAGGATCTTGACGACCTTCTGGCTGAGGTGCTCGGCATACTGCTCGAGGTAAATCTGGTTTTTGATCCCGAGGTTGACGAATTCGGTCTGGACAAGGGATCCCCCCGTGGTCGCCTTCGGCAGCTTGACCCGGTATTCCTTCGGGATCTCGACCTCCGGCAGCCTGGCTGCTCTGTTCGGCATCAGCCTTTCCTCGTCATGTGCTCGTAGATGAAATCATCAAACACGGCCTCGAAGATATTTTCGACCTCCCGCTTCAGGTCCACCTTCCGGAGCTCCTTCGCCTTCCGGTCCTTCCGGTATGCCAGGACGCTTTTCCAGTTCCGCGGCAGATCAAGCTCAACCGTGACCTTGACTCGTTTCGAGTAACAGGGCATGACCTCACCTCCTCTCTATCTATATTATCCGAGGCAAGGTCCCGAAAATTAGCCCCCCCGTGAAAATATTTTTACTGCATGAACCCCTCGAACCCCCCGGGGGGAGGCGTCTCCCTGGAAGGCTCCTCCGACTGGATGAGCTTTTTCTCATCCTCGATCGTCCTGCCCGGAGGCAGGATCTCGCCGACCCGGAGGTTGTAAAGGAACGTGTCATTCGATATTCTCCCGGCCTGGACAGCCTGCAGAAGCGCGGTGATGTCCTGCGCGGAGAGACGGTCGGAGATGAAGTCCCTGTTGAGCTCGACCTTGAAATTCCCGGCCTTATTCAGCCAGGCCGCCGTGAAATTGAGGGCCTTGATCATCCCCTCCTCGACCACCGTCACGATAGACGAAAGGGTGGAGAGGTCCCCGGACTGTCTCAGCTCGATGGCCTCGGCAGTCTCGACCCCGGCCTTCTGCTCCTCCAGGAGCCTCGCGCCCATGACGGCCATCTGTTTTTCGAGCTTGTCGAGGGCATCCTTGACAGGCCCCAGGCCCTGGCCCGAGAATTCCAGGAACCCGCATTTCGCCTCCGGCTGCTCCGTGACCCAGGCCTTCTTCGGCCCGATATAGAGCTTCGCATCCTTCGGCCATCCGGCAGCCCACGGCGTCGGAAGGGCGCAGTAGTGGAGACCGTGGAAATAATCGACGCTCACCTGCCAGTGCTTCACATTGAGCATCGCCAGATCCAAAAGGGGCGGCTTGCCGGCAACGATGGCCTTCGCCGACTCCCCGAAAAAGACAAAGGGGATCTCATCAAGCCTCCGCCCGTAGATCCTGGCCTCGTTCTCCTCGACCTTCCGGTATTCCTTGTCCTTCTCCCCTTTCCTCCAGAGCTCAACGACGACCCCCTCCTCCTCCAGGCGCACGACCCGCAGCTGGTCGATGGACTTCGTCTCGAATTCGTCCACCTGCTCGTCATAGGTCTCCTTGAGGACAAGCAGCGAGAGCCTCTGCGATCCCCCGGCGCTCTCATGCTTCCAGTTGATGATCGAGTTCACCGGATAGAGCGCCCAGTAAGGCCTCTGCTCCTCCTCGGAGAAGTCGACGTAAACGCCGAACCCCGCGAAGGACATCACCTCCCAGATCGTCTGCTTCACGACCTCGACAAAGCTCTTGCCACCCAGGGTGATGTCCTCGAAAAGGCCCTTGATCTCGGCGTCGACCTCCACGTTCGGCTCCTTCCTGGTCGCCGCCCCCGTCATGCCGGAGACCGTTCTCGCGAAGGCGTTGTAAAAACTCCCCCTCCCGATATAGTCCTCGAATTCCGGCGTCGTCTGCCCCGTGAGCTTCGGGCAGTAGGTTGTCCCGGCTGCTTTTATGGCATTTTCCCCCTCGAGAAGATCCGCGATCATCGACCAGTCAGACTCCCTCTCGAGATATTGCTTGTGCTTCGTGTCAACGGGCATGGCGTCAGACCTCCCTCATCAGATTTTTCATGTCCTCCAGGCCCTCCCTGTATGAATAGACCGGCTCCCACCCGAGCATCCGCTTTGCCTTGGCGATGTCAAAGATGAGAGAATGTTTGCGCACCTCCGGGATGTCCGGGCGAAGGACAATCGGAGACCTCCTTTGCGGATCCGAAAAAACCTCGATGATGGCCGCCGCCTCATCCTCGATCGTCATGCCCACCCCGGATCCGATGTTGATGACGCCATGGCCCCCGGGACTCTCAAGCGCCATGACAACGGCCCGGGCAACGTCCTTGACGTAAATCAGATCGCGGACGGTTTTCCGTTCCCCCCAAAGCTCAATCGGCTCGCCCGCGATCGCCTTCTGTATGAATTGGTGAAAGACACAGTTGTATTTCTCGTCCCGGCTGCCCACCCCCCGGATGTTCGCAAGCCTCAGGACATGGCCGTCAAAGACGCCGTTCTCGATACAACTCCTCACCATCTGCGCCGCCGCGATCTTCGAAGTGATGAAGGGCATCGAATCCTCCGGCCTGAAACACGACTCGGCATCATCCGGTAAAAAGATCTCCGGGTAGGCATTCATGTCCGAGTGGGTATGAAGTAAAATGAATTTCTGGACATTGTTCTTCTTCGCCCAGTCCAGGACATTGAACGTCCCCAGCGCATTCGTGAAATAATATTCAGCCTGATTCCGCCTGTCGATCATGAGGGCCGCCGCGCAATGGACAACGGCGTTGACCCGGTATCTGTCCAGGCAGTCAAGGTCCTTCCGCAACCGGATGTCCGCCCCTTCAAAGGGGATCCCGTCCCATTTCATCTCCCGGAACCGCCTGCCGGTCAGGACAAGGTCCCGGCCCTTCTCCAGGAGTTCCCGGATGACGTAAGAGGCGACAAACCCGCTTGCCCCGGTGACGAGTATCATCAT